ATGGCTCAAGACGACATCTCGAAATACGTGCTCAAGCACCCGACAAGCGGCATATACCGCTACTATAGACGCGTGCCTGTCGAAGTCGTGGCACTCGACGGACGCATCCACGTCAAGCAATCGCTGAAGACGAAGAACCACAAGGAAGCCCTTAGCCGGGCGGAAAGCGTCCACCAGGCGCTCGAGACGCTATGGGGCGCGCTCCTGCACGGCGAAGGCAAGGAGTCGTCGATCGCCCGCTACGAGGCCGCACTGAAGGCGGCCCAATCGCTCGGCTTCACCTACAAACCGGCCGCCGACGTCGGAGAAGCGGATCTCGGCGAGTTCGAACGGCGAATCGCGATCGCCGAAGACGCGTTCGACCATTCCGAAACAATCGTCGATGCGGTGATGGGCACCGCCGGCGAACCGGCGCCGCGGCTCAGCGACGCCTGGCAGCTCTATGAGAAGCACAATGAGGCGGGACTGACCGGCATGTCGCCGGATCAGTTGAGAAAGCACAAGGCCTCGCGTCTGAGGGCAATCGAATACGCCAAGCAGGTGCTGACGGATCTCGAACTCGGCAAGATCGCCCGCGCCGACGTCCTGCGCTACCGCACCTGGTGGACTCAGAAGGTCAAGGCGGAAGGGTTGAAGGCTTATACGGCCAACCGCAGCTTCAGCGACATGCAAGGCATGCTGACCGTCATCGACGATGCCCTGCACACCAATTACAAGGAAGTCTGGACGAAGAGCCGCATTAAGGAGACCAACGCCAACAAGCTCGCCAAACGGCATCCGTTTTCAGCGGATTGGGTCCAGAACAAAATCCTCGCCAAGGGCGCACTGGAAACGATGAACCTCGACGCGCGATGCATCATCTACATTATGATCGAAACCGGCATGCGGCTTGGCGAGGTCTGCAATCTTCGCCCGCAGGACATCCGGCTTGACGACGAGGTGCCGCATGTCGAGGTCGCCGAGCGCACCGATCGCCGCCAGAAGACCGATCATTCCATCCGCCGCATTCCCCTCGTCGGCATTGCGCTTTGGGCCGCGAAGCAATATCCGGACGGTTTCCCGCGCTACCAGGACAAGGCCGACGTCGCCTCGGCGCTGATCAACAAGATGATGAAGAAGGAAGGCCTGCGGCCGGCCGGCGGCAGGCACACGCTCTACTCATTTCGCCACACGTTCCAGGATCGCATCGAGAACGCCGGCGTTTCCGATCGCATGCAGGCCGATCTGATGGGCCATGAGTTCGGTCGGCCGGTCTATGGCGACGGCTCGGAGATGAAGCGGCGCCAGGCGCTGCTCGAAACAATCAAGTTCCACTGGGAACAATGAAGAGAGCCACGACCGAAATGATCGTCCGACACTCGGAACCTGGCGATTGCAGAATCTGGCAATCCAGATGAAATGCCCTTACGACCCAACTCAGGCCGGCGAGGTTTCAATGCCCATTGATCTTATCTTACCGATGTCGCCTGACGATGCTCCGCGCACGTATGCTCCGGTCGGGCGTTGTATTTATTGCGGCGAAAAGTTCGCCCCGCGACTGGGACTGGAGCACATCATCCCGTTCGGCCTCACTGGCAACGCGCTGATGCTGCCTAAGGCCTCTTGCCGAGAATGCGCTAAGATCACCGGCAAGGTTGAGCAATTCTGCCTTAGAGAAATGATGGGAAAGTTTAGGGCTGTAGTCGGAACGCCTACTCGGAGACCGAAAGAGAGGCCGAGCCAACTTTCGCTCCCATTGGTTCTTCGCGAAGGTGAGGGCCGCTACACCTTCGATACAGAAATTATGTTAGGACCTGACGAATTTCCGATATTTTTGACCGGTCTCCGGATGAAGAGTCCTGGAATTCTCGAAGGCGCCCCGGATAGTGATGATGGTCGATGGGAGATATGGGCGTTTCACGATCAGGACGCTATCAGCAGGCTCCTCAAGGAGCATCCCGCAGAGAACGCAGCCGCTTACATGGGAAAAATCGAACCCTTAGCGTATGCTCGAATGATAGCGAAGATTGCCTATGCGCACGCAGTGTCCGTTGTCGGATATGGCTCAATGTTTCCTTTGGTCACAGACCTGATCCTAGGGCGCGACAATTTGATGTGCAGGTACGTAGGAGGGGAGTGGGATATCCCCCCAGCGGCGGAACCAACGTCAATCCATCAACTAGATCTCAGTTTGGAAGAAGCTAAGGAACGCAAATTCCTTGTGGTTACAGTCAGATTGTTCGCCAATTTGGGTGCGCCCGTGTACAAGGTTGTCGTCGGTGAGGTCCCCTAAGGTCAGGAAACTCGGCCTCGCTGTCTTTACCCCACGTCCCGAACGGAGAAGGCTTCGCGAAAACCCAGCATTTCCGGGGCAGGCGGTTTTTATATGTTCCCGTCTGTTCTCATTTTGTCCGGCCAATCGGTCCGCAATCGGTCCGGGATTGCGCCCCTCCTAACAATCGGGGCGCCCTCGCGCGGCTCAGCAGCTTACCAACAGAGCTGTATAAACCTGTTCCACTGAGCCTCCTTGCTGTATCGGCTCTTGATCATCTTATTGCCTGCTACCGCGATTTCTCTCAATCCGGTTTGGTCGGCGAGGAGAGAACGAATTGAGGCCACAGCCGACTGCGCATTATCGTAGGTCACAATGGTTGTGCCGTCGATCATTCCATCAGGGTAGTTGCCGGCGTCGGAGACCATCAGAGCTCCGCAGCCCAGCGCTTCCCAGCAGCGCATATTCCCTCGATCGGAGCCGGCCATGTCGACAGCTCCGTTCAATACGATTTTTGCTTGCGATATTGCTCGATACAGGTCGCGCCCAAAAACAGGCTGCTCGGAAACTGCGCGAATGCCCTTAGGCCGCCGATGTGCATTCAGAGGCAAGAGCCACCCTAAAGGGACTTCAGCTAACCGCGTAAGGCGGGACCGGTCCAAATGGTAGACAACCCGAAAACCCTTGCGAAGCTCGGAGACCGCCTCCAGGATCTCGGCGCGTTTGCGGTGGTGGCGGCTATAGCCTCCAACGAACAAGATATCGATCGGCCGGTTGCCATTGTCAGCATATCCATCCATCTCCGGATCGTGCCCCGGAGCGAAGTATTCTGCGCGCCACCCTCGATCTCTATAGCTTTGCAGAATAGTCGGAAAATTGCAGACGAGGAGATCATAAGCTCCGAAATCCGCATTGCCGGATGGCGCTGCTCGCCAAGCGATCGACCTCTTTACAGTCCCCGGCAACTTCTTGACGAAGTCATTGCCGTAGCGGACCGGATCAAGATTGTAGAAGATCTCCGTGCGGTGGTGCTCGATCTGACTGAGCAGCACCTGCTCCGGCGCCGTGTTGGCCGCAAGACCGTGTTCCGTTGCCCAAAAGCGCTGAGTTATGACGTCATCGCCTGTGGTGAAGAATGCGTCACCATCTCCGTCGATGACAGGTTTCAGCAGATGGCACGCCCCGAAGGAATCCGAAAGGAAAACCTGAAGTCTCTCAGAAAAAGAACTTGCTGATGACGCCAGCTTATTGAGTCTCCTCACATATGCGGGGTATAGGCCGAAGTTCTGAAAGACGCGCATTTTTGTGACCGATCCATGACTTACAGAAAAGCCGCGTATCACCAAAACCGGCCTTTGGCGATAATGATCTTCGAAGCGGGATGACGAGGGCGAAAGAGTGTTTGCCAATATGATTTTGACGGCAAGAGAACGACTGCTTGCGGGCCTTGCAACATCGGCCGCCAAGCGTGACGCATTGATCGCCGCCTCCACAAAACTTGGCTCCGAAGGAAGAGTCTTCAATATTCGAAACGACAAGAACGCGGTCAAAGTCGGCCCCAACGGCATGATCCGTGGTGAACTCCTGACTTTCGGCTTCGGCGGCAGGATCGAGATAGGCGACTGGTTTTATCTCGGCCCACAATCGACGATATGGTCAGCAAGCGAGATCGTCATTGGCGACAGGGTTCTCATCTCCCACTCCGTTGCGATCCACGACAGTGACAGCCACCCCACCGATCCTCAGTTGCGTTTCGAACAGACGAGACAGATTCTCACCTCTGGGCACCCCCGTACAAACCCAGGCGTAAAAACGAAGCCTGTCCTCATCGGAAACGATGTGTGGATTGGCATGGGCGCCATAATTTTGAAGGGCGTGACAATCGGCGACCGCGCCATTATTGGTGCGCGAGCAATCGTCAAGACAAACGTCCCAGCTGACGGCTTTGTGCCGTCTCCCACCAGCGAGCCAAATGTATGAAGAACCGCCTCCGCCGCAAGTTTCGAGATTTCATGTTTCAGACGAGACGGCTCGTTGGCCTAGAAAAACTGCTCATCATGCAGGGCGAAACTCGCGCGCATCAGATCGCACAACTGGGCGCCATAGGTACGCTTGCTGATGCCGAGTTTTCGGTCTTCTCGCAGTGGGGCGAAGATGGGATCATTTCCTGGCTGATCGATACTATCAAGCCCTCGTCAACCACGTTCGTCGAGTTCGGTGTCGAAGATTACCGAGAGAGCAACACCCGATACTTACTCGCTTCTCGATATTGGTCCGGGCTCATCATCGATGGTTCAGAAGCAAACATTGCTTCTATCCGCTCCGATGACGTCGCTTACAAATACGATCTGCAGACACGCGCGGCGTTTATCGACCGGGACAATATTGAAAGCCTTATCGCTTCGGCTGGCTTCAATGGAGACCTCGGCATCCTCAGCGTTGACATAGATGGTGTTGACTATTGGGTGCTTGAAAGGATCCCTCAGAGAGCTGCGATCGTGATTGTCGAATACAATCAGGGCTTCGGCGACGCTCCGCTAAGCGTACCATATGACCCATCGTTTATCCGGCTGAACAAGCACTATTCCGGCATGTATTGGGGCGCTTCTCTGGCTGCCTTCAAGCATCTGCTCGAAGGCAAAGGCTACGAATTTGCAGGCACCAATCGAGCCGGCACCAATGCGTTCTTCATTGATGCGGCTTATTCCGACAAACTGTCTGGCAAGCTGGGACGCCGCCACGAATGGCCCTGCCGCATGCGGGAAGTCCGCAATCCGGACGGCAGCCTCGCCTTCAAAACATATAGCGAGGCTAAAAATTTGTTGAATGGCCTACCGGTCGTAAACGTGACCACGGGCGAAACTGTCACTCTGTAGACGTCGCCTGATCACCGCCCCACCCGCCCACATCTTCATCCAGGCTACTGGCAATGATTTCTAAGATGCGGTGTAAAATTGGCTTCAGCGCATCGATGTCGCGCGCCTGCTCAATTTCTTTCCGCAGCTGCAAGACCGTCGCCCTCTGTTGTTCAACCGTTTGCATCTTGTCTCTACATCTCTAGACCGCAGCCATCAATACCGACGCTATAGATCAATTTCGGTCCGCTGCGCGTGGTGCCTCAAGCCGGAATTTCTCTTCTCGCGCGGCGGCTCTGGCTCGCAGAGGCTGCATGAGGGACATCTCAATTGCCATTAGCAACCATACAAACCCGTTTTTCAAGGAAACCTCACCTCGGCACATTTTGCGAGACCGTTCCTACTGTCTCTGAGAGCGAAAGGCAATTGACCAGATCTTATGATGATGGCGGGAGAGACAAGTCAAAGAACAGGGCACTGTCCTCCTCGTCTCGCAGCCCCTTATAGGACGGGTGGCGCAGCTTGCCGTCATGCGTCCAGTCTCGATATTCGATCTCGGCAACCAGCTTCGGCTTGATCCAGACGAGGTTCTTGCGCCCGCCGGAATATTTGACGGTCGGCTTGGTCGCCTTGATCTTGTCCATCGTTGCGCGGAGCTTCATCGCCTCGTCTGCCTTGAAGCCCGTTCCCACATGTCCGACGTAAACTAGCTCGCCACCCTTCCGAGCAGCCAGGAGGAGCGCGCCGATATTCCCGAACGCGGCGCTGGAGCGCTGATATCCAACGATCGCGAAGCCGTCGCTCTGAATGCATTTGATCTTCAACCACTCGCCGCCACGGCCGCTGCGATAAGTGCTGTTGCGGTCCTTGGCGATGATACCTTCAAGCCCATGCTCGCATGCGATACGGAACAGCACCTCTCCATCCGCTTCGATTTCCTCGGATAGCCTGATCGCCTCCTCGCCGCCGGCAGGCACAAGCCCCTCGAGCAGATGGCGTCGGGCAGTGAGTTCCGTTTCCGTAAGGTCGTGGCCGTCGAAATATAAAAGGTCGAACGCCATGAAGACCGCTTCCCGCGACATCCTCTTTCCCCCACGGCCTCCGAGCGACTGCTGAAGCCTGCCGAAGTCCGACCGGCCCTGCTCGTCGAATACGACGGCTTCGCCATCCAGTATCGCGGTGGAGACAGGAAGGCGTTTTGCCTCCGCCTCGATCGCCGGGAAGCGGCCAGTCCAGTCATGGCCGCCGCGCGTCAGAATGCGGACGCCCTTCGGCTCGATATGAACGGCCAGGCGATAGCCATCCCATTTCACCTCGAAGGCCCACTGCCGGCCTTTCGGCGGCCGCGGCTTCAAGAGCGCCAGGCAGGGATCTACCCGCGCAGGCATGGGATCGAGGGTGAGTTGGGGTTGAGCAGGGTCACGCCGTCGGCGCTGCCCGCCGCGCAGCGGAGCGGAGGTGTCGCCGAGGAGCGGCTGCGGGGGCCTGCGAGGCGGCTTTGTCATCCTCGCACTTCATCAGCCATGTCTTAAAAAGCAATTGACCAAGAATGATTATTGACTCGCCAGCCGATGAGAACATATTGAGAACGCTCAGGCGGAGCAGTCAACAACATGTGCGGCGGAAAGGACCTCGCGAGAGGATGATGACGCATGGCCGAAACGATCGGCGAGGCAATGGATGCAGGATGGGAGATCAGCGCCAGGTGCGCTTGGGGACGGCGGGAGGGGCTGAAGAGCGTCCGAGAATGCCTGTGGAAGCACAAGCTCGATATCGTCACCCTGGTGGCGACGAGAGGCCGGGATTTCCCGCTGGCCATGCTGTCGCAGCGCATGCGCTGTCCGGTCTGCGGCAGCCGTCGCGTAGCGATCGCGTATTTGCCGAAGGACACGCCGAGGGCGATGACGATGTCGAGGAGCGTGAAATGGTAGCTGACAGCCTGACGATCGATGACACGATACCGCAGCTCGCCCGCTGCCATTGCGGCCACGATCCGGACGTGACTCATGACGGGCACAAGACCGTCATCACCTGCTCGAATTGCAAGGAAAAGATGACTGTCGAGACGACACCGTTCTTTCGCAGCGCCGCCGCCCGGCTGGAGCATCAGACATGGCGGGCGGCATCCGCGTGGAATGAGATGAGGCGGTGACGGCATGCGCAGATTTTTAGAAACACCGAACTGGAACCCGGGCTATATGAACGTGGCGCCGCAGCACACCGTCATCATGGCCGAATGCACTGCTTGCGGTGCGCGACAGGAGTTCATGCGCGAACGTCTGCCGGCGAACCTGCGTCAGGCAAGCATACGCGATGTAGAAAAGCGCTTGAAATGCTCTTCGTGCGGCGCAAAGGCAGGCAAGCTGAGATTCGGAAGTTTTCTCGGAGATGAATAGGGAAATGAGATGAGCGACACCGATAGGCCGACACTGACCAAGGCAGCGGAAATGGACGTTCATTATTGCGAGCAAGAAGGATGTGAGGACTGGGGCAGCTGGGGCAATTTCCTTTCCCCCTCTGCAGCGACCCGCTGGTGGTGCTTTGAGCATTTCCCTCATAAAACTGATGCGCAGGAACAGGCGCTTCGGCGGAAGCTCAACGTGGCCTCGGCCGGGGATATTCTGTGATCGCAGAACTTATCCTCAGCCCACACCGTTAGACGATCGCCAGCGCCAGCCCCACGCCGGAAACCATTCCCGCGATGAAAAGCGCCACGCCGATGAAAACACCGCTGCGGCCGGCGATGCTGCCGTTCTCGGCGTCCGGCGCGATTAACACCAGCAGGCAGGCCCAGGCGAGCATCCAGGCGATGAAGGCGCTGACCGGCGAATTGACCAGGTGGTCGGCGCGATCGTAGAGGCGCACGATCATCACCCATACGCGCTGGAAGAAGATGATCAGCACGATCGAGAATACGGCGACGATCAGAAAGTCCGGCCCTTCCCGGCCGGAGCGCATGGCGCGGGCCGCGTCGTTTGCCCATCGCACCAGCACGGCAAACGTCACGCCGAGCACTAGGCTCGAGGAGATCTCGACCATCCGCTCGTAAGGAATGAAAAGATTGAGCAGCCAGAAGGACACGACGGCCGATAGCGCAGACCAGGCCGCAATGCTCGTTTTCAGCCGCTTCATCGCTTCTTTCCCTTTTTCATCGAATTCAATGTCACTGTCGCGAGCTCATGGACGCCGTTGCGCCTTCGTTCGAACGTCACCACCGTCTGGGCAAGCTCGGCCTGCAGCGTGCGCTTTTCTTCCTCGACGTCAGGATCCACCCAAAGGGACCATTTCCCGCGCGGCCGGCGAAACCAGTTGAGCAACATCATTCGCCCCTCCTCCTGCCGTTGATCTGCGCCATGGCGAGAGGCAGGATGACATCCATCGTGTCGGTGAATTTCTGCGCAAGCGGGGTTACGAGTTTAAGGGTCGCGACATGTTCCTGCTGCGCCTTTGCCAGGGCCTCGTCAAAAGCCGCCCTGTCCTTCGCTCTGCCATAACGTTCATAGAGATAGAGGCCGAGAAAGATCAGCGTCGTCACGGCAAATACGCCGCCATTCTGCAGCATCCACTTGGCCACCTCTGGCGGGATAGGTATCATTCGTCATCTGCCAATGTATCAGCGGTCGCCCGCGTATTGCGTCTGCATGCCGCCTCCTCGTCAAGGCGGCATGCAGACTATCATCGGATCATTTGGAGGCGGCTACGGGGGTAATCTTACGCCCCATCATTTGATGATGGGGCGGTGGGGCGGTGGGGGCGCTACTCGGCCGGTGCGCGACCGCGCCCGAAACCTCGCGCCCACCGAGCCAATGGCTTTTCAATGGTATGGAAGCTCAAGGCCGCAAGTGCGAGCGTTATAGGAAGCGTCAAGGTAGTTATCGCCACGGCGGCATAAAACCTGCTCTGAATGTCCATCGGAAAAACGATGTAGTAGGTCACGAGCATCATCGTTGGCACGTGAAGAACATAGAGCCCATACGACACCCGCCCAACAAAAGTAGGCACAGGAGACGAAATCAACTTATCCGCTAGGCGCCCTAGATCGAATTTATCATGCGCAGCGGCGAGGAAATAGATCGCGAACCACATCGCGATAGGAAGCTTGTTCGGGGCGAAAAATGAAGCGATGGCAAACCCCACAACGACCGACACAACCAGCACTGCGGGCCGGGCGTCGCGGGCATCACGCCAGAGAGCGGCACACATGATGCCTACGATGAACAGCGGGAGCCTTAACGGCAAAAATGACGGAACCTCGCCCATCCATAGGTTCATCGTCAATTGCTCCAAGCCGATCGCGAACAACAAGATTCCTGCCGAAATGGCGATACGGCGAGTATTGCCGAAACCGATCGCCCCGATCAGCAATGGCGCGATCAGGTAGAACTGCCACTCAAGCGAGATGCTCCAAAGAGGCCCGGAAAACATCAGGGACGCTTGCGGAAGGATCGAATCTGGAACCATCCCATGGAGCATCGTCAGATGTAGCCCGAGATGCTGGAAGAAGGCATTCGCCAGGTTTTCATCACGAGTTTGGAAGACCGTTCTGACCTGGTGAAGCCACGGGGACTCTCCGAACACCGGCTGGTAAAGGTGGTTGGTCAAGAGCCCAAACACCAATGCGACCAGGAAGAGCGGATAAAGACGCATAAATCGCCGGAAAATGTACCTGTCGTAAGGCTCGCCTTCGTTCGACAACATGAGCGTTATTACGAAGCCAGACAACATGACGAAGACCTCGACCGCCTGGTCTCCGTTTGACAGAAACTTAATCCGTGTCCCTGTGATTAGCAGGACATGGCTCGCGAAGACCCAAAGCGCCGCTATACCGCGCAGAACCTCGAAATGCGGGATATGCTTTCTCATAGTGCCCCCGATTGATTTCGGGGGCACCTTAGAGAGTTTGTGCAATGCAATCTAGGCTTTTACTGCTGAACAAAGAACTCGATTGTGTCAGCCGGGATCAGCACCCTATCACCGTTGGCGACAGCGCCCATGTCGAGCCCGCCGCTGATCAGGTCATAGCGCATGCGCTTGTAAGTCCCGGCCGGAAGCCCTGCCGCCTTGACGCCTGTTGCCTTGCGGGAGCGGTTGGAGAAGGCGGCCACATACTTGCCCCCAGCAGTCACGAAGGCCATCCCGTAGCACTCTCGCTCATAGGCGTTGTTGCCTGAGGTGAATGGGATGCGGGTACTTCCCTTGATGCCGTGGGCAAGGAAGCCTTTGACGGCATGCCAGTTGACCTTGACGAAATCGAACTGCCCTTCCTGTAGGTTGGGGTAGTCGGCCCTCACCGGTGCCCCTGTAGGACGCCAGATGGTCATTGCCCTGCCGTCCGTCTCGAAGACTGGGCCGGTGGATGGCTTCCCAATATGAATGGGATACCAGATGGGTGACGCACAGTTACGCATCCAGCTCATCACCTGCATAGCCAAGTTGGTCATGCGATGGCCAGGTTCCATGTAGGTCCGGGTTTGAGAAGGATCGACGCGAGGGTCGAAATATTCGTTCTCGCTGCTGTAAACCGGCTTGCTGCTGGCGTTCGCGGTCAGTGTGGTGAAGTTGTCGAAGATGTAGTTCGCATCCCACACCTCATCGATCTTGTGCCACGACCAGGCCGATATCTCAGCAAGCAGCGCGCTATCGGCTTTGATCAGCGTCGAGCCGACACCCGTCTGACCACTGAGGTCATCCGAGACGATAGCAACCGTGTTGGCCTGCCCCCCGTAGGTCGAGAGGATCGAGGAGGCCCTGATGAGGGGCACAACGACCTTCAGATAGTCATACATCTGCTGGTTCGTCCAGACGCACGAAGGATAGGTGGTCGAGAAAAGCGGTTCGTTCTGAGCGACGAACTTTCGCACCGGACCGACATTCTGGTGGATGTATTCCATCGATGCAACGGTATCGGTTGCGAAAGCCGTCATCCATGCCGCGTAGCCGGTAGGGTCTGCGACCTTGTCAGGCGCATCGAGCGAGCCGCCTTGAAGCAGCCGCCGCAGATAGGTGTTGTAGCCGGTTGGGTCGGAGACGGGATCGGGGCGTGGATAGGTCGAGCCGTGATAGGTTGTCCCGCTGACGGTGTTCTGTTTGTAATACGGCGGGGGAGACCAATGGGTGAACGCAATCCCCACTCCGGTAGCGTCGCACATTGCCTTGATGGCGGCATTCTGACCGGGCAAGCGTTCACGGAACTGCTTTCCGTCCGAGGACGTGCCGCGATAATAGAGGCCCATTGCCAAGCGGAAATCGACAAATCCGCCGGCAGACCCGAAGCCCATGACCTGGCTGGCAAAGCGGGTCTGTTCGCTGGCCGAAAGTCCGAGAGGCAGAGACGCAGTGTTGCTTTCCTGAATGCCGCCGCCGTCGCCCTCGATACTGTCGGATTGAAGTTCAATGCCGATGCCCTGGAGAACTTGAGCGGGAGCCGCAGAGTTCATCGTCCAGGTGATGACCTGCATGGCGGCCATATATTCATCGAGCGCATCTGAGATAGCCTGCCACATCGCATCCGTGAGACTTGCGCCGATGATGAGGGCACCTTGCCGACGTTTGGAGAAACCGGGGTTGGTGACAGACCGGCCGCCCCCAAAAAGGACGCTGTTTGCGCTAAGGGCAGACGAAGCCACGCTCACGGTGGCGAGCTTGGTGCGCCCCTTGCCGACCCGGATAGTATTAGCGTCGTCGCGAGACGCCCAACACAGGCCGGAGCCTGTCTTGCTCGGCGGGAGATCAACCGTCGACGAAGTGACCTGATTGATCCGCGCGACCATCACTGGATTGTTGCTACCATCTTGGAAGCGGGAGCGAATGCAGACGTTATCACTTCCGACGTCGTCAAGGTTCTCGTTACGATCGTCGAGGATGTATGTCGCGATCGACGCGTTATTCTGAGTGAAATTCCCGCCAGCCGTCGAAGGGATGAAATTGCAGTTATAGACGTGCGACGTTCCGTTGCCATAAAAGCCCTGATTGGCGGCAAACGTCGGAACGTTGGTGGCCGTCATGGCGAAGCTGGCGCTCTTGAGATTGAGCCTAATATGCGCTTCCGCTTCGGCAACGCCGAGATAGAGCGCATCGATCAGCGGGTATGCGCCGCACTGCTTTAACCGATAATAGAGGCTGTTGATTGCGGTCTGCGCGTCAGCGGATGGTGCCGGCGTCATTCTGGCAAAGAAAGCCGTCGCCTCATCCTGTGGCGGAATGACCTCCCCACCGCCCCGCCCGCGGGAGTAAGGCCGGCGATCGACGGTCTTGTCGACCGTCTTCGCCAGCCCACGCATGTTAGGAAGTCTCGTTGCAATGCCCACCATGATTAGGCGCTCACAACGTTGCACTTCCAGCCAGCCTGGGCCGGAATGTCCTTCTCCTCGCTCGCTACGTGATGCGATCTCGCCGTGTTCTGAGAAGACCCCACCGCCTGACCGGCATCCGGAGCCGTCCCGACGGCCGAGAGCATCTCGCCGCTCGCTGGCGCCCGGACGCGGAACACCAGGGACGCTGCGTCTTCGGGCGCCGACAGCGTCGGCGCGACCTGTGTCGTGCTCTGCCCAAGCGTGATCGTCTCCGACCATAGCGGAAAGAACAGCTTGGCTCCCCGGACATCCTTGACGTAGCCGCACTGAACATGAGCACCAGAAATTGCCATGGTTCACTCTCCTTGGTTGATGGGTTTCGACGCGGATTGACCGCGCACGGTTTTGCGCTGCGCCGCCTGACCAGGCCGCGCAGGATCTCGTTCGTCTGGTTCGAAAACTCAGTTGCCGGCGTCGACGGCCGCCACGCAGGAAGCGCGCCTCGCCTCGCCGATGTTTCGCGCAGTGCGATCGGCCGACCAGTTGTCGAAGATCTCCTGCTGCGACATGTCCCGGTCGGGCTTCGGCGAAAGCGGCGGCGTTTCCTTGCGGCATTCTGCCGGCAACACCGGCTTCACCGCCTTGGTGATGACGATCGGCGCCGGGCGGTCAGTCAGGGAGCATCCGGACACGATCGCGGGAAAGGCCAATAGCGTCGCCATCAGGAAGGGCCGCATTTCTTTTCCTCAATTCCTCGAGCTGCTGGGAAGCGGCATTGACGCGATCGGCCGCGTCCGCCTGTATCTGGAGCGTCGCCGTCGCCTGCTCGGCGATCTTCTTGTTCGCCTCGGCATTGGCCTTCTCGATCCGCGCCGACCATTCGGCATCAGACAGAGCCTTGGCCGAGGCCGCCGCGGCGTCGACCATCGCGCGGATCTCGCGAATGGAGAGCCAGACGACGCCGGCAAGCGCCAGCACGAGCAGAAGCGCAGCGAGGCCGGTCAGGATCGGCTTGGAGAGCCCGAACATCAGACCCCGCTCCTGCAGAGCTCGCCCTCGCCGATCCGCGTCGCATCGCCCATCTCACGGCGCTTGACGAGGCCGATATAGATCCGCCCGCCCGCCTTGTTGAAGGCCGTCGCCGCTTCGCAGCTCGCGACGTAATCAGGCACCTTCCCGAGCCGCATCGCATCGTTGACGATCCGCGCAGCGGTCGAGCCGCATGCGCCGCCCGTGCCGATGTTCCAGGCAAGCGAATTCATCATCGACCGCCAGGCGAGCGGCTGATCGTTGAACCTGACGACACATTTCACAAGCGCCGGCCGGTAGACGGTTTCCAACTTCACCTGCAGACGCTTCTCGCAGCCCTTCGGCGTCTCGATCATGCCGGGCTTCACGTCATTGGTGTCGCCGGCGCAGATCGTCCAGACCGGCGGCCGAGCCAGCCGATCGAGATAGGCCTTCAGCACCTCGCCTTCCCAGGGCTCGACGAGGTAGGTCGAGGCAAGCGCCACGTCGTCATGCACCTTGCTGCCCGAGGGCATGGTCACATATCCACCGACCGCGACGCTCACGATCGCGGCGATGGCCGCAAGTCCGCGCTTCGTCGGCTTGAGCTTATTTCTCATCGGAAAGGCTCCTTTGCATGACGAGACGAAGAGCGGCGACTGCGAGGTTTGCTGCCGCCATTGACCACAGAAAGGTTCCATCGGCGGCAAAACCGCCGGCGATGCCGGATGCGATGGCAAGCAAGACGTTGCCCCAGAATGACAGGGAACGTCTGACGACCCTCTTCCAATTTCGGACGAGCATTGCTCTTCTCCAATGTTTGACGGAAAGACCACTTGCGCAGCGGCTTGCGATCGCTCAGGTCATGGACAAGAGCGGGAGATTTCGATTTCGGTTTTGCGCAAATACGACGATCGCCCACAGGCGTTTTGGGCGTGGAATTCAATCGAAGGGAAGGCGGAGGAATGCGCCCTAGCTAATTAGAGGCCGTAACGATGAAATCATTGTGGGGACGGAGCGAGTAGAAACGGCAGTTTTTGTCGGATGGACGCCGTCGGGGATGTCGGTCGTTGTTGCTCCCACCCAGCCAGGCGCCAAATCGATAAGCGTGAGTTGGCTGTCAGCGGCGCAGATGTCTCGATAATTCTGAGCGTATGCGGCCCAATTCACGCGGTCCGATACCGGGTAAAGGCCTCCAGCCACCGGCGCGTTCATGATCATCAAGCAGATTTTTACGTTCGGGTCATTGGCCCGAAGCTGTGAAATCATGTTTAAGTGGTTTGCCTGCGCCTGAGCCACCGAAATGCTGCGCGCGATATACGCATCGTTCATGTTGTATTCCAGGACAACGATCTCAGGCCGTGTTTGCAGGGCGCGATAAAGGAACGTGAGCCCAATCGCGCTGTCTGCCCCGTTTTCTCCAAAATTATAGATGCGCGCGGTCGACTGCTTCCCCTCGCGCAATCCGCGCTCGACCTGGCGCTGCCAAAGGTTGAAGTAGTCTCCTTGATAGGTCAGGCTGGTGCCGCAGGTGGCAATGCGAATTTCCTTGCTCATCGCTTGCTTCTCCGATCCCAATAACCAACCGTTTGGACCGAGCTATTCATGTTGCTCGCCGCATATCCGACGACGCGGCCGTTGACGTCGGTCATGACGATGCCGCGATATCCCAAGGTGTCCGCAGCTGGCTTTACCCCCACCGTGTAAAACCGACCCATGCTGGGATCTCCGCCATCGGGGTCCATAAGGCCAATTTCTCCACCGCCCGTGTTGACGAGGATTAGCGCCTGAACTTCGCACTTGAAGCCGATCGGTGATTTCATCGTGATGACGGTGGAAGATGCACCAAGATTGCCGCTATACTGATTTTCCATTACACCCCACGCACACCAGTCTTCTGTCTGTGTGTATGGGATGATGTTGGCGGAGCTATCGGTGAGAACACTCCATACGCGCCGACTTGGAGCGGCCTCCCACCCTGCCGGATAAGCGGGGTTCGTGAGTGACCCGGAAGCGAGAACATCCACAGCGCCGGTCGTCGGGTTCTGCATCACGTGAAGGTGGTACCAAGTGCTAGCCGTGAGCGATCCTTGATCAAGTGCGCCATTTCCACTGCCGGCCGCCCAATTCTGGTCGAGGCGCTTCATCATACCCGCCGTCAACTTTATGTCGGCGTCGTCAAGTTGCGACCGGCACGATCCCGGCGCAACAACAATACGTTTCGTGGGAGCGGTCGGATCTCGTGACGTTTCGAACCCCACAAGATACTGCGGAGGCAGGCCGCTCTGCGTCATTGACGGCGGAATCTTCTGGACCATTGGTTATGCCTTTATTTCTTCAACGACGAGGGTTGCGGCAGACACGCCGCCCAAAAGGCGGCCAGCAGTAGAGCCGTTTAGACGAGCGGTCCCCGCCACAGCATCCGGTCCGACACGAACAGAGATTGTCACTGCGGTCGTTATCCCCGGTACGAAATCGACTTCGACACTCGACATAAATGCCTGATCTGCCGACACTACGGTAACGCCGACAGCATTTCTGGCGTCCGCAGCCGTTCCATTTATGCTTGTTCCAGTGGCAAATATTGCAGCTATCACAGTGCCGGCCGCGCTGCGCGAAACCTGCCCTCTAAATCGACAACGGAGTTTGTTGGTCACCGATTTAGGTGTGATGGTGAGTGTGAGAATTTCCGTTCCCTCAGTAATTTGAGGTGCCGTGTCGTCTCTCGGAATAACCGCCGTCAGAGTGGCATTGGCCGCATACGAGGCACTGACGCTGTCGACGACGGCGCCCGTGGGCATCTGAGCGTTTGTTATCGCAGCGCCGCTGGCCGCTGCTCCGATCTTCGTGCGAATGTTGGCTGCATCCGCCGCAGACATCTTGGCGGCGGTGACTGCATCGCCCCCAAGCTTGGCCGTGGTAATAGAGCCGTCGCTTGGTGCGCCCACTGTGATCTTATTGCCGAAGCGGACATCGACCTCTACCCCCGTGGGAACCGGTGGCGACGGCATCCGCAGATAGGCGTTGCCGCCCGAATGCTCCAGCGTGTAAGCCGAAATCGGCTGTGAGACGCCGCCGACGTTGACGAACATGTTGTTGGCGCTGCCCGGGTCAATGGAAAGCAGGAAGTCTGTAGTCGTACCATCGCCGGTGAAGCTGTTCTGGACATAATTGTTTTTGGCGAGATCTGCCCAGTCGGCCGCCTCAGCAGCCGCCGCCTCGGCGCGGTCCGCAGCATCCTCAGCAGCAGCGACGATCGCCGACGACACCTGGTCGCTGACCATGCGGAAAGTCGATCCTGCAATGACCCCGAGCAGTTGCATCCCGGCGATCAGACCGCCAGTCACGACGTCATTGCCGGAATTGGTCTTGACCGTCAGAGGGGAGCCGCCATTGAAGGAGACCGTGACGGGCGTCCCACTATTCGTCTCGAAGACCCCGAGGATGATCAATGCAGATTGGCTAACGGGGATGCTGGTCGTTGCCTGAATAGCGTTCGGTGTGCCTGCTCCGACATCTGTTGCGACGATGAAGGAATAGGGAAGGTCCCCAAGTCGTGTCCATGAACCCGAATTGGCAGCCCCGTTCTTTCGATAGATGCCGTTATAGGCAGCCGTCGGATCGCTAATGACCCATGCCATGGTATTGGCCGTCTGCGAAAGGTCTGCATAAAGCGCTGCCTGGGTGGCATAGACCTTCCCACCGCTGGCGAGGAAGGCATTGATTGACCCTTCCACCCACGTGCCCCATTCGCGAATTTGCTGTTTGTCCGGCTCAAGCGGGTTGGACGAAGGGCCATCGGCCCAGATTTGCACGGCCTGCATCGGCATAGAAGTGCTTCCTTCTTAAGTAACTGTAAAGGCGCCCGTCGGCGTTCGCGTGCCCTCGACGCCCGAGGCGTTCACGGAAGCCACCCAGCCGTAATAGGTGCCGGCAGGCCGCGTGATAGTTCGGGAATAGGAACCGTTAGGCGCGCCGGCCAGCGCCGGGCTGTTGAATGTGGCGGTCGCCGGATTGTTGACCGTATTGTAGTAGACGCGCGCCGAGGCGTAGAGGCTGCTGTTCGGCGCTGTCCAATTGATAGTCACCTCCCCGGGCACGCCGGTTATGACGGCTCCGATCGTGACGGCGGGGGGCGCAGTAGGGTTGACGGTTGAAAACACGGCTTCCGTGGCAGACCAGTCGGAATACTTGCCCCTCGCGGAGATGAAAGCAGCCTGGACATCGAGCCACCGGTCGCCGGGCACGACATCCGTGGCGCAGACGATGAACCCCTCTGAGGCGTCGACGTTGACGATCGTCTTTTCGACCCAAGCGCCAGGATGGCCGCCACCTGTGTCCTGGATCCGGTAACGGATCGCCGGCGTAAGGCTATTGTCGCTCGGATCGACGAGCGAGACGTTAAGATAGACTGAGCCCGCTGCGGCGACCGCCACGGCGGAACTGATGACCGGCGTCGGCATGTTTGCCGAATTCGGTTTTGCCGGCGCCGCCGGCTTTTGACCCTCGAGAGCTGTCGACCATTGATCGATATTGTCCGGATGCTGGATCACCTCGAGGCTGAACCCCCCTCGCATGAGATCGAGCACCGCCCGCCGGTTTTCGATTACCTTTCCATCAAGCCTCGGCAGTCGGTTTGGCGTAGCCAGCCTTATCCAGCGGCTGTAGACCCCATTTATGCCGGAAAGACGGACATTGAGCGAACCCCTCACCTTCTGCAGGATCCGCTGCCATTCACGCCATCCCAGCCGGCGGGCCTGCCGCCAGTTCGTCACCCATTGATAATTGGCGTCTTCCGCCAGCACTCGCCCAGCGAGGAGCTGCCTATCTTCATCCTCGAAAAAGTCAGTGTCCGAGGTGGAATAGCCGACATCAGGATAATTGAATTTCGGAACGAGGCGGTTGATTTCCTCCTCGAACAGCACGTCGTACTGAATGCGATGGCCGACGATGTCTTCGTCGCCAAGGGTAACGACGCGGCTTTCGCGGAACTTGCCGGCAGTGAAAAGCAGAGCCCCGTCGCCGCGTTCGCAGAGCCAGCCATCGCAAGCCGCCAGGATCGCGTTCGTTCCGACCTTCGGCTCACGCTCGGTTGTATCCCAGCCGCTGCACTCGTACCGCTTTTCAACGCCGCCGCCTGTGATCGTGACGAGCTCGTCGCAGACGTCTGCCTCTTCGATCCACATGTCGAGCACAGGTAAAATTGCCTTGCGGTAATCGCGCCGATGACCGAACTCGCTAAAGCACCAGTGCCAGGCGAGCTGCAATGCCGGGTTCTTCGAGAAACCCCAGGTCGCCGGCAAATCCGGATCCTGGTCCGGATCGCGAAAGTCCCAGACATGAGCCCCACTGACTTCAACCGTAAGCCGCGGGATGTTAAACGGGAAAATAGTGCTGAAGTCTTTCGCTTTTGGCGTAAAGGCCTTCATTGCGATCGATGCCTGCCCATCACCTCGGTGATTGTTCGTCCAGATCCCCGAACTGGCGAAGGCGCTTACCATGGGGGCGTAGGGTGTTTCGGGATTGGCCCCCAATCGAAACAATAACTGCACCAGATCGGAACCGTATCGCCCGTCCTCAAGAGCCTGGACATAACCGGATTCATCGAGCGCGACTTCATCGTCATGGAGATAGAAGCGATTGTAGGAATGGACCGGATGCCCCGCGATACCCTGGACGGCGTAAAGCGCTGCACCGAGTGCTTCCCACAACATGTAAGCGCCGGCCATGCGCGTCGTACCGATTACCCAGTGGCGCGGCGGAACCGACTGCGTCATCGGCGCCTTGCCGTCTTCCGGCTTCGGCGGCTTCGGGGCCATTGCCGCCTGGATGCCGACAGTGATCGCCGTCGTGACCAGCGCCGTCGTCAGGCTGCCGAGAACGCCGGCCGTCGTTGCGCCGAAGCCGATTGCCGTGAAAAACGACGTAAACAGCGGCGTGAAGATCGGGTCGCGCCGCGACAATGGGTAATGCACGGTCGTGCTGCGAAGGCGGCCCTCCCAGATGTCGCGCTGGAAGGACAGCGCATAATTCGCTGAATAGAAGCGTTCGTCGGAAATCACCGCGACCACCTCCAGCAGGCAACGAGTTGCGCCTTGCGGTGCGCGATTCCGCCAGGCCCGGCGGGTCCGAGAACCGACCAGAGAGGGCCGAAGCAGAGAGCCGAAACATTGCTTTCTGCAGCCTCGCTTCCTTCGAAATCGACGAGTGTCCGGATCACTGCCATGTCGCCCGTCGACGGCTGCTGTACGCGCCGCCAACCTTGGCCGACGAGGAGCGGCCCGACGAGCTCCGCAAGTCCGCCGGCGGTATCGACGATTGCGCGCGCACCCTCGGCGCTGTCATAGGTACCCCGAAAAGCTTCGGCTGGGTCACGACCCGTGAGCATGAATGCATAGGTGCCGCACCAGGTCGTACAGTCTTCGCCGCCAACGCCGCCCCACCGGAACTTGACGCGCCTTTCGACATAATCCTTGATAAGCATAGCGCCCTAGAAGTTCGGCCACGCCGGCTGCACGCCGCGCGAATATCGGATGGTGTTGTTGCAAAAGTCATCGGTCGGCGAGACCGCATGTTGCTGCGCTGATGACCACAGCGCCCGGGATGGCCTGCTACGCATGTTCTCGCCGGCCACGACCGAAAGCGAAAGCGAAAGCGTGGGTTGCTCGCGCCCGGAGACGACAGGCATCGATTCCGCCGTGCGCGCCGCTACGCCTTGCCAGAGCGGTATGATTTCGGTCATCGGTTGATAGTAATCGTCGAGCGTCGTGATGCCGACATGCACTAGCGCTCCGCGCACTTCCGGTATGGAATCGATCAGCCGCGAACCGGATGCCGGATCAACGCCGGACATCGTGAAGTCGACCGCGTCGGACGTGCCATTCAGAAGAATCTCCAACGATGGAAGCCCGACCAGGCGCCCGGCGCCGAGATAGATGGTTCCGTCTGGATCGATGCTGTCGAAGCGGGCGGGAAGGTCATGAACCCCGAACCAGATATGCAACGATGGATCAGTTGCCACCCGCATGAACAGACCGAGCAGCGTGCTTGATCGCAGCCGATCCAGAACGGCCGAGGGTACGTAGTTGACGTCATAAGCCATGCTTAAAACGCCTCGTCGAAAGTGAGCGTCGGGCGCATCAGCCAAAATCCTTCCACATCAGACAGGATCTTCGTGCCCATCGAAAGTCTGGCGGCAAAGCGTGGCCGCGCAAATTCGACGCGCGTGCCGGCCACCACAGCCTCTCGCAGCGCCGGGCCAATTGCCAGAGTATAGTCACGCACCGGATATGCCGTCCCTTCGATCGTCTCGCTGCCCTCTTCGGATACCGAAACGACGTCCCAATACCGGTAGGCCCGCCATCCCTTGGCGCTCGAATGGAAGATCGAGAACCAGTCGGACCACCTCAATCGCCGGGAAGCGCTGTAAACCCGTATCCGAAGTTGACCGGCGCCCAAGCCAGCATCTTGGATCACCGATCCCCAAACCGTCGCCTGACTGTATCCCGACGTGTCCGAGAAGTGAGAACCGTCTGAATGCGGGATGCCGCCGATGATCGGCTGCGGCCAGCGTCCGAACGTCGGGAATGGCCCCTGCCAGTCGGTCTTGAGCGGCACGTCGACGAAGCGGAACGAGCCGTTCAGCCGGGCCGCAAGCCAGGTTACGTATTCATGCTCTTCAGGCGCCTGTACGAAGCAGCCGCCATAGGTGGCGGTCAGGAAGCCGCCACCGGACATTTCCATGGTGGATTCCTGCCCATTGCCGTTCCGACCGCCACCAATCGCATTGCCGTCGACGTCGAACGCCATGCGCTGCGGCTTCAGGAAGTCGATATCTAGGAGGGGAAGACTGAGGAAGCTCACGTATCAGGCCCTGCGCCAAGCATAATGCTGCTGTTGTGAGCCGAAGCCGGAGCGCTCCATCTCCTTGTTATAGCTATCCAGCCCGGCGGCCACGCCCTGTTCGACAAGCCGGCGAACATGATCATCTCCATTGGCGCCCTGAATGTTGACGTTCAACGGGACCGGCCCGCGCTGACCGCTTCCGCCGCGGTTGCCGTTCGCAGCCAGCATGTTTTCCGTCCTGTGGTTCGGAACGACCTGACTGCCGCGTGGCAGGTTCACCAGTTCTCGGCCGCGCTCGCCAACAATCGCGAGGCCGCCCGGAGCGAAGTCAGTGCCGTCAGCAAAGAGACCGGTGATTTTCCCCGAGGCTGCAAGCGCCGCCTGCCCGCCAGCAGGCTTGAAGCCGCCGAAGATGCCGCTGAGAAAGCCGAACAGACCGCCACCGCCTCCAGCCGAACCTGTCGGCGCGGGCGGAAAGAACGATGACGTCAATGTCTGACCGATCGTGCCGAGGCCGCCCCCGAAGGTGTCGAGGCCCTTGGTTGCCGCACTGGCCGAGGTCGCCAACTTGCTGACTGCATCGACGGCGCTCATGTTGCCGCCGGCGCCGATACCGTCCCATTTCCCGACCCCGACTTTAGCCGCGCCATACCAGGAGCTCCAGCCGTTCTTGGAAGCATAGTCTAGGGCGAAATCCACGCCAGCCGGACCATTCGCGGCAAGCCGAGGATCAAGCCCCGTCTTTGTCATAAACTGATTGCCAAGGCCGCCATTCATGTAAAGCTGATACGGCCCGAAGGACGGCTCGCGAACGCCGTTTTTCATATAGTTGGATTGCAGGTTCCAGCTACTGAGACCACCTTCGGAGCGGGCCACCTTCAGGGCAATTTCAGGATCGATCCCGCGCTTGAGCGCCGCCTGCGCGATGTAAGAACCCACATCGCCGAGCGGCCCGCGCGTCACCGGAATAACCGGTGCCTTTCCCATGTTGTCATTGGCGGCACCGAGAACACTTCCGGCCAGACCCATGCCGGCGCCGGCAAGACCACTGGCGCCTCCTGCCGGTCCTGTGCCGTTGAACAGCTTACTGAAGATGATGTTGATCACCCGTTCGAAAGCCTGGTCGCCGGCCTTGGTCATGGCATTGAGGAAAGAATTCAGCAGCGCCTTGCCTGCGGCCTCGCCAATCTTGCCGCCGCTGCTGACCAGCTGCTGCCGGAAGTCCGAAACGAAGCCGGTCACCGCCTGCTTCATCTCGGCCGCCTGCTGGTTCTGCCGCATCTGCTGCGCCAACGGCGAATTCAGGTCGACCGGCAGACCCGCCCCTCGGAGCCGGGAAGCAATCTGCTGATCTCCGGAGGATCGGAAGAGCTGCTCACGCTCGAAAGAAAGGTCGGCATTAAGGCGCACCTTGGCCGCTTCCGTCGCGGCCTTGGCGTAGGCCTCGGACAGCTTCTCGATCTCGGCACGCTGATCGGCGGTAACCGTTCTGCCCTTGTCCTGCGCCTGCTGGAGCAATTCGAGCTCCATCCGCATCTTCTGGGCCGCAATGCCAGTTTCCCCCGCCACCGATGCCTCGAGCTTCATCTGCTCGATGCGGTCATTGGCGTTCTTGATCAGGTCCCGATAAGCTTCCGCCGCCGACTTCCCCGCCTTCGCATCGCCTGGCAGGCCTTCCAGTTCGACGTTCGGACGCTGACCCGGGACAGGTACCGCAACCCGCGCGCCATCACCGTTGATGACCGTCGGATTCTGATTGTCAATCCGTTGCTGTGCCGCGCGCTGCCCGGCGAGAACGCGGCGGCGGGATTCCTCGTCCAAGACGCCATTGATGACCGGGACGGCAGCCATCGCTCGTCGTGTCGCTTCGTCGACCGGCGAAATTGCCGCTGTGCCGACCTTGCGTAGCTCCTCGAGCGCTTTTGTAAGATCGTTGATCTGGCCGACCTGACCAGATGCGGCCGGCCCCACCAGTCCCAGCCCCTCGCGCAATTTCTGAAGGGCGATATCGGTAAGGCTCAGATTGGCATTGAGCTCCTTCACCTTATCCGAAAGCGGGTTATTCGCGAGGACATCACGCGTCTTTTCAACACCGGTTATGCTATCCGGCAGCTGCACGAACCGACCGATCCGCGAATCAGAGAAGCCCTGCCTCTCAAGATCCATGTTCGTCGTCACCTGCTGGGCGACCGCGCTCTTGAGGCGAAGCGAGGTAATCTCCAACTCTGACTGCGCAACGGCGCGCGCGGCTTCCTGCCGCTTCAGCTCAAGCTCGAGAAGTGTGCGCTTCGCCTCATACTCCCTCTGCGTTCCCTCGACGATCGCGGCCGATGCAACACTGTGGGTGCGCGCAGTCGTGTTGAGTGCACTCGCATATTCGCCCTGCAGCTTCTGTAGCTCAGTGAGTTGCGTCTGGACTGCCGCCATCGGCGAGGCCTGGGCGGCCAGCGCCTTGGTCATGTCACTGACAGCCAGACCCGCTTCGACGGTGTTTGCAGCAAACAGCTTATAGATGCCATAAGCAGCGGCGCCGGCGGCAGCGAAAGGCCCGACATACCTTGCCGCGGCCGCGAGAATAGCGCCGAGATCCTTCAACACGGCATTGACGCCACCGTTGCCGCCATAAATGCCGACGATTTGCGATCCCTGCTGCAAGAGAACAGTCGTCAGCGGCATGCCGCCATAGAGCGACACACCGATATCCTGAAGCTGAGCGCCAAGGTTCTGCCGCCGGAACTGGGCTTGATTGTCGTTGGCAACGCCCACAGCGGGGCGCCTCTCATTCACCGGCACGACCCTCGATTGTTCTTCGAAGCGAGCATTGGCCTGCTGAACCGCCTTTGAAAGCTCGATCTGGCCACGTTCGGCGATCCTCGCCGCATCGGCCATCATGCCGTATTTGCGGTAAATGCCGTCGAGGATGGCGGAAGCCTGCGTCATCTCGATCTTGCCGAGCTCGACACCGCGTGTCAGCTGATTGACCGCCTGATTAAAGCGCTGCGTCGTCGCATAGCCGTCAACATACTGGCGCGAAAGCTTCGCCAGAACATTGGTGGCGGCGCTGATCTTCTGATCGTTCTCCGTGAAGCTGTCGCCGAGACCCTTTCCCGATCGCTTCATCTGATCGTCGGCAGCAGCCTTCTGCTGGGCGCCGGCAGTGTACTTGCTCGCGTCCATCTCTGCCGAGACGCGCAGCGTGCGGATTTCGACGTTCGCCAAGGGAAGCCTCTAGGTGGGATGGGAGCGCAGCCCTATCGCTGCGCATCCTTGCTCTTGCGCTCGGCCTCGGCGGCCTCTGCGCATTCTCGCTGGATCTTCAGCCATTCGCCGTCGATCGCGTTCATGAAGGTGTGAAACCGCTTCAGCCGGTCGCCAGAGATGCCGTGGTCACGGGCATATTGACTGAGCGCCGAGTAGTAGATCGGCCCCTCGCCGCCCATGGCGCCGAAGAACCGGTCGTATTGCAGGGCGTCGAAAGCCTCGAAATACATGGCGTGCCATGCCTGAGGCTCAAAATCCTGCTCCGCGGGAGACTGTCGCGGCCGCAGCCATTCCTGGTCTGGTTCCTGCTCGAATAGCTCTTCCAGCCATTCGAGCATTTCGGGGGACGCCTTCGGCCCGCTTACGCGGCTGCGGAAGGCTTTCCGGAGTTTTTTACCTCGGCCTCGACGAACTCGACGTTGACCTCGGAGAGCTTGCCGGCGCACCACTCCACCGCAGCGACGACGTTGCGATATTCCGGGTCGCCGAGCACGTCCCTTGCCGTTTCCGGCGAATAGGTCACATCGAGGCCACGCCAGCCATGCAGAAGGTGCTCGGCATAGAGCTTGCCCAGTTCCACCTTCATATCGAGCTTCGCCGGCGCGGCTTCACCAGGTTTCGGCTTCGCCTGGCTGGCCTGCCGCGCGATCCGCATCAGCAGGTCGTCGCGTGCCGCCTGGTAGGCGGGCAGGTGCAGGGAGGAAACGTTGAATTCGACGCCGGGCCAGTCCGGGAACGCTACCCAGTCGCCCTCGGCCTCGCGCTTCAGATCCGCCTTCAGCGAGGCGAGCTTCACAACTGTCATGTCGGGACTCTCCAATCAGGGGCTTCGGGGAAGTGAGCGGCGGACGGCCCCGAATTCGTCCGCCGCCCTTACCACCGGCGACGTAAGGAAGCGCCGGCGATCTCGGTTATGCGGGATCGCGCGTGATGGTGATCGAGCCGGCAGCCGTCGCGTCGAAGTAGGACTGGAACGGAATGTCGATCATCACAGCCTGGCCATTGCCGCCGACAACGGGACCGCCGTCGAGGAACTTCGTCTTGGCGAGATCGATATCGTAGGAGTTGCCGAGCTCGTCGAGCAACGTGGTCGAAATGCCGATATCGTCGTGATCGAGGATGGCTGCATAGGCGTCCATGTTCTCGAAATAGGTAGTCAACGAGCCGGTGAGCTCGAAGCGGCCGAGCCCGTGGGAATAAGGCTCGTAGGCGCCAACGACATCGTTCTGGTAGATGTTGTTGGTGATGTTGAGCGTCATCGCCTGTACCTTCGGCGCGTTGGTAAGGCCGGTGAAGCTCAGGGCGGACACGTTGAGGCCAGCGTTCAGTACGGGCGTCGTCGTCGCCGGCGCATAGGTGGCGCCGGTTAGAATCGCGTTCGTCGGCGTCGGCGACCGGATGCCCATGATGCCCCAGTTCGCTTGGACGGACTGGCGAGCCCTTAGCGTCAGCGCCAAAGTGTTGAAGCGCACCGCCTGGAAGCGAACGAAAGTGTCGGTCGCGCCCTGCTCATAGAAATATTCCAACGTGCCCGCCTGTTGCAGGATGCCGTTCTTGAGCACGTCGCTCGACCAGGTCGAGCAGAGCAGCCGCTGCAGCCAGGTGTCGAAGGTCCCGTAGGATAGGAAGGTATTGATCGTCCCCTGCACCGAGCGGCCGACGTCGACGATCGAGGCGACGTTGCGGTCGGCGCGGATCTCGTTCGGGATGTCCGTCTGTTTGGAAATGCGCACGTCGGACGAGACGTAACGCATGGTCTGGAATGCGGGGGTGGCGGGCGTCGTGCCGATCGTCACTTCCGAGACATCGGCAAGGCGCACCTGACTGCCGTCAGCTACCGTCATTGAAGGCTCCATAGCGGATTTGCCACGTCATCAGACGTTGGCGGCGTGCTTGCCCAAGGCACGGGTAAGGCGACCGGCAAAGCCGGGATGTCAGGGGCTCAAATTCGTATAGTCGCGCCGGTACCAGCCGATCGTCGCGGTGAACGCCCAGTAGTTCGGGAAATCCCGCCCGGGCTCGCCGGCGCCGAGCGACATTGTCGGCATGAACAGCGCTTCGCCGGTCGCCGGATCAACGAGGATCGGTTGCTCGCGAAACAGGTTCGTCAAGTCTTTCGCCCAGCTGCGCGCCTGGCGGCTGCCATCACCGGACTTCGTCATCACATGCAGGTATGCGGCCCCGCGCTCCACCCACTGATTAGCCTGCGGAGCACCGAAGGTCTCCTGGTCGAGCACGTCGCCGTAGATTTCCACGTAGACGAACGGCAGGTCTGCTTCGATCAGGTCCTGCGCAAACTCGTTTTCGAAAACGAGCGCCGTTGCGGTCCAGGCGTCGCGCAGCCGGGTCTCGAATGCGTCATAAACTTCTACGGACGACATGACCTACACCTGATTGATTACGACGGCCGGATAGGTGATCTGCATGCCTGCCTGCCGATCCTTTCGCCGTCCCTGAGCGCGCTTGAGAACATACGGCATCCCCGGATGCACCCCTGCGCGGACATCAAGCCACCGCGTTTCGAACATGAACGCCGCCGCGTTACGCCCCTCGTTGCCGAAACGGGAGGCAAGGGCGCGCTTCGTTCCGTCGAAGATCGAATAGCGCTTCGCGCCGAGCAGCCCATTCTCCGCCTTGCGGACATAGGGCTGGAAATTGGTGATGATGACCTCGGCATCAGGGCCGATGGCATTGTAGTCTCTCACCTCGCGCTGGTTCGCCAGCACGATGAAGCTCCCACGGAACCGTCCGCTCTTGATCGGCGATCGACGCCGGAGCTCGTCGAGCGCGAAGGTGATGATCGGCTCCCAGAGCGAGAATTCGTAGATGATCGGCCCGGGCGCCTGGACGGTTTCTTCCGGCACGCCCTGCCGGCCGTTCACATAGCGCTCATAGGTCCCGCTCGCCCGCCCGCTTGAGATCACCTCCCGGACGCTGTTCTTTGCGAACTTCGCGAGCATCGCATTGATCGCCTCCGGCTCCAGATCCGCCGTCGCCAGCTTCAGATCCCGCTCGAAGAAGTCGACCCCCGCCATCAGCCGGCCACGATCAGATTGCAGCGAACCCACTGACCAGCGACATAAATCGGGTCAGAGAATTTCACCTGCCGCTCTCGGCCCTTCACGACCATAAAGTCATTTGTCCGCGGTAGGCGCGGGTCGACCGCGCCGGGTGCTGGCGGGGCGCCCCCGGGCCATCCGCCCGCGAGGATTTCTGTCGGAGACATGACCACGCTCAGATCGTTCTGAGTCACCGTCCCGACCACCTTCTGCGCGTTCACGCCACGAACGCGGGCACGGCAGCCCACATCTGCATTTCCGGAATTCGACTTCCGCCGCAAGATGACGTCCTCGCCGGAAGCGAGCAGGGCGGCGTCGAGATCCGCTATAATGCGCTCAGGAGACAGCATGTCAGACCTTGAAGTTCCGGAATCGCTTCAACTGACCGGCAACCATGTCTGGCACGGCTCCCTCTCTCGCCTGCCCCGGCACGGACCCGACCCAATAATCCGTGGTCGTACTCTCGACTTCGAAAACATCGGTCTGGACACGCTTGACCAGCGGATCGCGAGACCTTGCCAGCCATTCGGAGCGGAAGAAGTCCATTGCCGCGAATTTCAGATCAGCCGGAATCGTCTCGAAACCGGCGTTGTAGACGACTACGATCTTCGAACTGCGCCACGACATTGGGCAATCCGACCGCATGCGTGCCAGGATTCCCGCCTCCGGATCCATGATGTAGTCATCCGTCGTTAGCGCTGTATCGCCATCGGTAAGGCTGGTGATCGTGACGTTATGCCGGCGGGAAAGTAGTAAGCGCTCGAAGTGGACATTATAGAAGGTTTCGGTGAGCGTTTCCTTCTTCAGTGTCGGTTCGCCGCCGCTCCCGACGGCGATATTGCATTCCGACATGATCGCGGCTGCGATACGCTGATCGAGCGTCAGCAGAAGCGCATCCTTGCTCGCATCGTCCTCGGCAAGCCCAGCGGCCTCCCGACGCTCTGCGACGGTCAAGAGTGTCAGGTCCGTCGCCGCCGTCGTGACGACGAGAGTGCTCCGCATGGGCTTCCGGATCATCTTTATTCCGCCTGCCCGTCGCTTTCGCCGCTGGCGTGGGCCGGCGCATCGTTCTCACCGGGCTCGCTGGTTTGGCTTTCACCCTCGCCACCTTTGCCTTCATCAGAGCCCTCATCGCCCTCGGGCGCGGCGACAGGCGGCGCTGTGATGCCAGCGGCAATCAAAGCGGCGATGAGGTCGGCTTTTTTGGCGCGGCTCGAAATCTCGATACGTGCGTTTTCGCAGAGCTCGTAGAGCTCGGCGTTGCTGAGAGCTTCCAGCGCGTCCGTATCGGGGGTCGCATCGACAGGATGAATGACGCTCCAGGCGAGCTCCCTGGCCGCGATCATGTTGGGGAGCTCGACATCCAAGCTGATGTTGACGCCGCCCGGGTCAAAGAGATCGTATCCACCGCCGGTGATCGCCTCGACGCGGAAGCCGCGCGGCAGCTCGTCCGGCCGGTTGGCGACGACAGGTTCGGGCGCTTCCAGCCCCGCGGCCGCGATTTCTTCGTCGGTCACGGCCTCGACTGTTCCCATGGCCAGGCACGACTGAGCGGCGTCATATGGCATGTTGATGATGTTCCCGGCCTCCCGGCCGATCAGCTGTCTGACAAACATGGGTCACCCCTGAAATGTGTCGATCGGAGATTTCCGCCGGGCCGAAGCCCGGCGGCCATCACGTCAAAGAAAGATCAGTCGACGATCGCGCTGGGCGGCGTTTCCTGCCCGTAGCGGAGATCGGTCAGCAGGAAGACTGCCGCCGTGATGTTCGCCGCATTCGATGCGCCCGTGGTGAAATAGATGCAGTCGAAGCCGTTGTTGAGATCGAGCAGCGCCGGATCGATCTCGAAAACGACCTGCTTGTTCTTGAGGGCCGCGTCGGTCGTGTAATTGACGGCATCGGTTCGGCGAACAAGCGTGTCGGAGGTTGCAGTGTCGAGGTTGGACCAGATCGGCACCGCGTTGGCGAGAACCTTGGCGCCGGTACCGGCGACGTCCTGCGCCTGCATCGGGGTCAGAGCCACGGTCGCGGCGTTACCCTGCGTCAGCGAGACGAGGATATAGGCCTTGCCGGCATTTTTCAGGGAGATGATGTCGGAGCTGCGGCCGGCTGCGTCTGCAGCGGGAGCCATAGCCTCGACGATCTTCAGCTGCTGGGGAAGCGTCAAGCGAGTCATATCGCGTTATCCTTCAGGAAATGGTGGGTGGGAGGAGGAAGCGACCCCATAGGCCCGCTTCCCAGTCAGGATCAGCGCGTCTGCAGCGCGATGAACGGGCTCTGCGTCTTCGTGCCCTTGTAGGGCGTCATCGGAACGGACCAGATCGGCTGGCCGTTGAAGCGATAGACGAAGCGGAAGCAGGTCTCGTCGTAGATGAACCGCACGTGGATGGACGAGGCCGATTCCATCGGTCCCTTGTCGATCGCCAGGTACTGCGAGAGATCGACCAGCATGATGTCGCCTGCGGTACCGAGCGTCGCCGCATACTCGACCGGGATAACGGGACGGCCCATCAGCGTCGCATACTGGTTGCCGCCCTGGCCGGCCGGCGTGAACATGATCTGCGGCGCTGCAATGCCGCCGACGTTTTCAGTGCCGGCAACATTCTTGATCTTGACGTTGAACTGATAGAGCTGCGGCTCGACGTCCTGGTTGACGATCCAGACGGCGTTCTTGCGCGAGCGGGCGGGCATGCGCGACCACATGTTCAGCACGTTCTCGGCGACGATCGTCGCTGCAAGCTGGCCACTCTCCTTCGGCACGGTGATGACCGCACCGCTGTTGAGGAAGCCGAGAGGCATACCCGCGCCGGAACCGTTGACGATCGCGTCTTCGATCTTGAATAGGAACTCATCGGAGAACGCCTGATAGAGCCAGGCGGCGAGAGCCGTGCTGTCCTGCAGGAGCTCGTCGGTCGCGTAGCAGAGACCGGTCAGCTTATCGAGATCCATCTTGATCTGCCGGAACTTCGGACGCGAAGCCGTTTTGAGCTGCGCCTCACCGGTCCAGAAGGCCTGCACGCCGCCCCAGCGAGAACCGTTTGCACGGCTGGTCTCGTCGACGCCGTTCATGCGGATACCGCTGAAATTTGCCCCGATCGGGATGCGGTTGACGCGGCTGGCGATCTCACCGGCTTCATAGGTGTTCTGGAGAAGATCGTTGGCGAAGTCGGTCTGGACGAGGAAGCCGCCATCGGCGGCAATGCCCTCGGACATGCCGGTCGGTCCGGCCGAGGGGGCGGCGATGAGGCGCGGATCGATCGAGCGATAGGAAGGATGGTCGGCCCGCGCGACCGCCATCATCTGCTCGCCAAGGGAGGCGAACCGCGCGCCATCATTGCGGCCGCTGCTGCGGTGATCGGCGGATTCGTTGCCGTCGACGGCCGCGCCGACGGAACGCTGGCGCTCCATTTGACGCTCGGCGCGCTCGATGTTGGCGTCGATCTCGACGAGTTCCGCACCGATTGCGTCGTCGCGGGCGTTTTCGTCAGACGTGAGATTGCGGTTTTCCTTTGCCGCAAGATCGAAGATCGCCTGGGCTTCGCGGACGAGATCGGCGCGACGCTGGCGGAATGCCTTGATGGTCATGTGTCTAGCTCCAAAGTTTGGTGGTGCCGGGAGGATGGGCGCGGAATTCTGCCCACGGTCCCGGCAGGGCGTGGGGCGCTAACTAGATTTTCGGGGCTGCCGCTCGTTATTGAGCGGATCTGAGACGATGAGCGTGCCGGCGACGGCGGAAAGCATCACTTTCGGATGCCGACAAGTCGGGACTATCTTGCTCTTCCGCGGTTGGAAGCTCAGGTTCGGGCGACCTGATATCCGCCGACGCATCGGCGCCTTCGGGCTGCTCGTAGCTCTGGATATCGGCCACATCGGCCGCGCTCGCCTTTGCGGATGCAGTCTTCTTCGCCGAAGAGAGCCGCCGGATGGTGCCGTCGAGAGTGTCGACTCGGTCGGCCATTCCAGCCTTAACCGCCTGCTTGTCTTTCACGACCCTTCCCTCACCGAAGCCGGCTTTGACATCGGCGACCGATACGCCACGGCCGCGGGAAACAGCCGAAACAAAGTCGTTGTAGAAGGCGTCGACATTCGATTGGGCCGCCTGCGCCGCCTCGTCGGAAAGAGGCTCGAAAGCATTCCCTTCGACCTTGTACTTGCCGGCGGAGATAAACGTGAATTTCAGGCCGGCTGCGTCAACCGCCCTCGAGACGTCCTGATGAAGCGAATAGACGCCGATCGAGCCGGCCATGGCGCCGGGCGTCATCACGATCTCGTCGCAGGAGCTGGCGACCCAGTAAGCCGCCGAGGCGCAGAGGCTGTTGACTTGCGCAATGACCGGCTTGTCACCGCGGCCGTTGAAAATCTCGTCCGCAAGCGCCTGGACGCCACTGACGTTGCCGCCCGGGCTGTCGAAATTGATGACGATCGCCTTGACGGACGGGTCGGCCTTCGCAGCCCGATAGCTGTTCGTGACCCTCTCTGTGGATGTGCCGCCAGGGCCGCTGATGTCATCGACTTGCGAGGCGTGCTGAGCCACGATCCCAAAGAATGAGATAACCGCAATGACGCTCGCGCCCTGCCCAGATGCGCCAGGTGCGGCGGCGGAAAGAGTCACGGTTTCGCCGGTGCTGGCATCGAAGTAGGTCGCGACGCCATTCGGTCGCCGCTCTCCCTTGATCGCCGCGATCTCCTCAGGCGAAAGGCGGATGCCTTCAACCCGGCGTTCGATCACTTCCGCGATCGCCTCAAGCCGTTCCGGCATGATAGCCCACGGCTGCTGCATGATCGCGGCACGAAGATGCGGAAACCTAGTCGTCATGGTCTTGCTCCGAAGATACGTCTTGATCGTCGAGGGCGGGTCCGCCGTTGTGGCCGATCTGCGCCGCTGTGGCGCCTGCCGAGTTATTGACAGGCATATTGTCGGGGGTCGTGGTGTTAGTCGGGACAAGCGGCTCGTCCAAACCGTTGATGGGATTGTATCCGAGCGCTTCACGAGCTTCGTTGCGCGTCAGGATGCCGTTCAGAACCAGGCGCGAATAGAAATCTGCCTGCGCTTTCGAATCCCCTTTGATCAGGGACTCGACATCGAACTGCGCTTCGTAGAGGTTCGGGGCGAGAATGAGGTCGCGCCGAATGGCAGAGGTCCAGCAACCGAGCCAGGGCATCAGGTTGTTGCGGACGAAGGCGAGCATGATTGCCTCGACGCCTGTCCCCCAGGAGCTCGTCTTCGTCAAGTGATGCAGCATGACGAGGGGAACATCGAACCAGCGCGCGATTTCCTCGATCGAGAATTCCCGGCTCTGGATGAACTGGGCTTCCTCGTTATCCATGCTGATCGGGCTGAACGAGGCTCCCTGCTCCAGGATTGGCGTCTTGCCGGCATTGCCGATGCCGACGAACGTCTGTTGCCACTGCGTCTTGAAGCGCTCGAAGGCAGGATCGCTCATCTCACCTGCCACGGTGACAACGCCTGATGGCCTCGCGCCGTTGGAGAACATGCGCGCGCCATGCTCCTCGGCGGCCAGCGCGAGCCCGATTGTTTCCTTGGCGTAAGCGATCGGGCTTATGCCAACGATACCGCCGGGTGCCATGTGGCTGCGCAGGTGGAACATTTCATCCTGCAGCAGGATGCGCGTTCCCTTGATCGGGTCGGACACCGTGTAGCGGATCGAATAGTCGGGCATGCGCTCGGCAATGACGCGATCGGGATGGATCGGCTCCAGCCGATCGGCGAAGCCGCGGGGACCGGCGATTATCTCGGCGTACCCGTTGCCCCTGAGCGCCAGGTGCCCCATCAGCATCGCCTTAAAGTCCCAAGCCGATTGCCAGGGGTTCGGCTGGTGTTCGAGCAGCTCGTTCAGTGGATGCTCCGGCGCCTCAAACCTCTTCCCGGTACCAGGATCCTTCCGGTACATCCGCAGCGGCAACGTCGCCACCGTTTTCGACAGCAGTGCAATGCAGGCGTAAGCGGCCGACACGCGCATCGAGCCGTCGACCGACACGTGACGACCGGCGTTACTCATCCGCGACAGATCGCCGTCGAACCAGCGATCGGCAGGATCATCGAGATACAACGGGTCCGAGGCCTCGTCGTCAGAGGCGCGGAAACCGCCGAGGATGGCGGAGAACAGCCCCATTATCGGCCACCGCGCAGCGTGCCGATGACGGCGAGACCGACAAGGATTCCGCCGGCAACCATGAATCCCGCCGGCGGATAGGACATCCATGCTCCATAGCCTGCGAGCGCAGCGCCAGCTGCACCCGTCAGTTCACGGACGGTCTGGCGGTCGATTTTGAGGCCCGAATCCGAACGCTCGCTCTGCAATCTCTCCGGCATCAGGCCACCCTCAATCCACGTTTCTCGTAAACCGACCGAATTTTCTTCGGCTCGGGATTCTTCGTCATGATGGTCACTGCGTTGAACAGTGCCATCACCGGGTCGATCTTCGCGTCGCCGGCCGTCTGCTTTGTTGCCCTGATTGCCGTCGCGGTGGGCTCGATCTTCAGGTTGGAAACCGCCCAGGACATCATTGGGCTGCCGGCATGAAGCAGCATCTTGTTTGATAGTCGGCGCTCAGAGGTCTTGATCGCGTTCATTAGCGCATAACCCTGCGGCACGCCGATAAGCAGTCCATTATCCTGCGTCACATCGATCTCAGGCATCGCCAGCGCATCGACGAAGTCACCTATCCCAGCCGGATCGACCGCGACCGACGCGAGCAGATCGCGATCCTTGACCATCTTGACGATGTCGACGATCGCGGCGATGTCCTCGAGCGCGTTGTCGATGATGGTAAGATGTCCAGACTTCTCGAAGTCGAGCAGCACCGGTGCGATCTTCTTGCGCCGCTTGAGCACTTCCCGATGGCACCAGGCATGCGACCAGCTAAGCCATCTCTTCATCCAGACGACGGTCTCGCGACCGTTCACCTTGATCTTGACCTCGAGCTCTTCAGGCTCGCGTCCGACAATGGTCAACCCGAACAGGTCGTCTAGGCCGCCGCCGTCGGCGCCGATGACCGCCACGTCGATGCGATCGAGCATCCGCTCAAGCGCGTTGAACGGCGCCAGTTCCGAAAGCTCTTCGTCAACCGCGGCAGTCCAATGGTTTGCGCCAGGCCAGCGATTGGCCCTGAGGCCCATCCCGATCTCGATGTTCAGGTGCTTGGCCAGGAAGCTCTGATAGGTATCACCTTCCTGATCCTCGCCCGACCGGACATTGAGCATTTTGCGCTCAAGCCATTCGCGGCGAACGGAGCGCCCGATATTCGGGTTGGTGACGTACCAGTTTTCCGGGTCGAGATAGGCCTCGCTGACGATCATCGCCTCGGGGAACTCGTACAGCACCGCCAAGCTCTGCGGATCGTTGATCTTGCCGTCCCGGACGTCTCGGAAGTAATCCAGTTTTTCTTTGAACACGCCAGTCGGCGGCGCGTCCGCCTGCGTCGAGATGTAAATGACGAAGCCTTCCGGCCGTGAAATCAATCCGCCGGTCGCCTCCTGCAACATAGCCGCCGCGCCGGCCTTCTTGCCGAACAGCCAGAGCTCGTCGATCAGGACGAAACCGGCCTTCTTGCCGGCGGCAGTCCCTGAATCCGCCGACACGATCTTCAACGCCGCCTTGGTGATCGTGTGCGTGATCGACTTGACGTTGTCCTGCACATGCAGGAGCACCGATAGTTCGGGATCCGCCCGGATCATCGCCGCCGCGGGGCCGAACGAGTTCTCGGCGACTTCGCGCGTCGGCGCCAGGATCATCAGCTCCTGGTGCGAACGCCAGTTGCGGATCAGCGCCGTCACCATGATGCCGGCGACGATTGTCGACTTGCCGTTCTTCTTGCTGATGAGCAGGAAGAACTCTTCGATCAGCCGGCGCGCCGATCCTTCGTCATATGCTCCGAACACGGCGGCCACGAAGTCGAAGACGAAGGGCTCGCAGGATTCGCCGAACGTCGGGTGCCTGCTCTGCCCGGTCTTGCGGTCGTAGACTTGCGGCAGATCCGTGATCTGCAGCGACTTGAACACCTCGAGGGCGGCGTCCGCCTCGTCGGGAAAGAGCGGCGCGATCGGGATCAGGCTTTCGCCCGCAACGATCCGCCGCTCCCAGTCGAGACAAGCCGTCGAATACCGCATCGCCTACCAGCCGCACTTGCGGACGGTGACAGACCCGAAGGCCCTCACGCTGCCATCGGCCCGGCGAACAATCCAGAATATCCGGCGCTCGATCGGGCCAGTCGCCATGCACTGCGCTCGCGAGATGACCGCCTGCTTGTCGCTGATGACCGGCCCCTCCGCCACCTGCTTAGCCGGCGCCTGCTTGACCAGCAGGCCCAGCGCGCAGCATGCGGTGGCAATCAGAACAGCCAGGGCAATCATCGGGCGGTGCATCGGCGTCAGTCGGCGGGTGTGAAGTCGAGGAAGTATTCCTTCCCGAGATCAAACTTGTCGATCGCCTCGGGATTGGTGATCGAGATCTTCAGCTCGCCGCTCGGCGTGGCTTTTGACCAAGTCCTGTTGACGCCCTCCTGCTCCCAAACCGGGATCATTCGGATTGTGGTGAAGACATTGTTCGGATCGGCGTTCTGCGCCGGCTCGATGGCCATAACCCGGAATTTTGCTCTTACGACTGGTGCGCTCATGCGCCTTCTCCTTCTTCTGATACCCGGAACCGCCGGGCGCGGATTACGTCAGGCCTCGTCGCTGCTCGCGACTGGCTGGCCGTTATTGGCGATCAATCGCGGGCCGGCCGGCACCGCATATCGACCGCCACCACTGATGGCCCGGGCATTGTCGAGCCGCTGCTCTTTCTTCGAGACGTAACCTCGAGGCGTCGGCTTGTTGGCAGCCTTGTTCTGCATGTCCCGATTGACTTTCTCAGCGGTGACGCCGTCCAGCATCTTCAGAGCACCGGACAGAGCGGCAGCATTGCCGGCGAGACCCTGCTGGATTTGCGCAGTCCTGAGCCTGGCCTTCAATCGGGCCAGCATCACCTCTCGCTGCTTCAGCAAGTGAAAATAATGTTTGCGCAAAGTCGGCGTAGAGAGCCCGACCGTCTTTGCGACTTCCGCGTTCGTCATCCCCGACGCAAGTAACACCATGACATTTATGATGTTTTCTTCCGTGGGGACGTGCTCCGGCCTTCCCTGCCCGCGACCGGCCGAGTGGTAAGGGTTGCCAAAGAGGTCTAAATCGTCAGCCATCAGAAAAAAAAGATGCGAATGGGACCAATGCGGTTAGGGGCCTAAAGGGGGTCTGGACTTTTAAACCCCCTACCCCCTGACCCTCCGCGCCCATCGGAGGGGTCAGAACCGCTCGGCGAGGCGCTTCGCCCTCGCGGCCGCGGTCTTGCGGGTATGGGATGCACCACATCGAAGCATGACGTTGCGCGGGTCCAGCGGTGCGCCGCCATCCTTGAGCTCGACGACGTGGTCACCGAAGACGCGCATGCCGGGCTTGTGGGTTCGGCCGTCGCAATGCGGATCTTCGCAGATGCGGCCGCGTTCCTTGATGATCATCGCCATCAATGCCCGCCACTCAGGAGACAGATAGAACGCATCTGCCTTCTTGCTCTCGGGGACGACGGTGCGCGTGTCGATCGTGCGCAACGTGGTGCTGATCGTTCGAAGCTTGCCCATACTCAAGAATGCAAAAAGCGGCCCGATTGGACCGCTTCGAACTTGGAAACAATGCAGTAGCACTTGCCTTGACTCGGCGCCTTCTCTGAGGCTGTCAAAGCGGGGTCCTACCGGTAAGCAGCTCCGAAGCTTTCGCATCGTTTGCCAGTGATCAAGTCACCGACTCAAAGCCCACGCTGGGATCTAGGATCGTCCACAGCCGGACTCTGATCACATCTTTTCGATTTGATCAAGCATCAGCTGCACGGGCGTCGGGCGCCCGAATATGTCCACATCGAGCGACACGTAACCCTTCTCATCATCGATCAAGCCGATGATGCCAGGGAACGATGCGAACGGTCCTTCGGTGATCCGCACCCGTTCCTTCAGCTCGAATTTGTACTCTTTACGAGCGCTGGCATCGTACTTCCCGTCTTCTGCCATCTTCTTGAATCGACTAATCGAATCAGCGTCGGCACGGTAAGGACGGATAGCACCGCCAACCACGTCAATGACGTCCTTTACGTGCAGCAGACCCATCATCGCCTGGGCGATCGGGCAGCAATGAACGAGCACATAACCGAGGATTACAGGACGTGGCGGGATGATGCAGACGCGGCCACGCTTCACCACCTTGCACTCGTTCGTCATCACAACCAGTGATTCCACGTCGGAGGCATTCAGCACTTTTTCCACAGCCTTCTCGCGCCCTGTCGTCACCCTCAGGCAGAACCAGCCTGCCTTCGGCACTTCCGGATCACGCCCCAAGCGAATCACGGTGCCCCTCGAAGCCATGTTCAGATGATCAATCCGCAGTCTGTTTGCGCCAGCCACCTTGTCGCGCTTCAGCCAAGCCTCGGCGCGTACGACGATCACGCCATTGAGATCACCCTTCCTAAATTGCATCGACATCGCCCCGCTCCATGCCCAATGCCGCACGAGCGGCCATTTCGAATTCACCCAGGCCTTCCGGCCCGCCTTTCGGGAAATAGACCACCCGCATGCCGCCCGGATCCGGGACGAACGGCCAGTTCATCTGCTGGTGATAGGCGCGCCACCGCTCGTAGGTTTCCGAGCCGACCGGTACGGCCTCGCAGAGATCGGCAAGGATGGCGAAGCGGGGATCCGCTGCGCCCCTGCCGCGATCCTTGGCCAGTTTGTCGAGCGCATGCGCCTCGGGATAGCCGCTGTCGCTTTGGCGACGCCGGCGCTCCTGCATGCGGTAGTCGTCTGGAAACACCAACTCGTTGCCATCCACCGCGATGCCGCGATGGTTCGCCCACGACCTGGCTGTTGTTTCGCTGGAGCGGCGCAAGCGGTTGTAGGTCTCGACGGCGAGCTCGAGCAGATTATCGGGCAACTCGATGGCTACCGGGCCATCCAGCAGCGCCAGCGCCCGCTTGCCTGCCCAGATCGGCCCGAAGGGCGCGACCGGAATGGCCTCTTCCTGCCGGCGCTTTTCGGCCTGCCCGCGCACCACCTGCGGCGCGATCGCGTCGACGAGATCGAACATCCGGTCCCTGAGGTAGACGCCGAGCGCCGCAGCCTTCGGCTTACCCTTGTGCTCGCCAGAAGCCAGCTTCGGGCACGCTGCCAGATAGGCATCGCGGCGCTCTTCCGCTCTCTGCCGCTCTTCCGGTGAAAGCTTCACGAACTGCTGGAACGCCCATTCAGGAGCCGAGGAGAGCACATCGGGCCAGGGATTGTCATGCCTGCCGACGATGAGCGCCTGGAACCGCTTGCGCAACGCTTTCGGATCATCTTCCGAAACCTCGCGCGCGCTCCCTCTCTCTCTTACGGGTTCTATTACAGGTTCCCTTACAGGTTCTATTGAGGACTCAGGAGTCCGGTTCAAACCGCCATTTGAGTCCGGTTGAAGGGCGCATTCCTGTCCGGTTGAGATCTCGCTTGAAGCGGACAAATTGTCCGGTTCATTTTCCGGGGAATCAGTGGTCTCGAAGCGACGGAAACCAGCTTCAAAACCAAGACTGTATCGGTTCGCCTTGCGGTTCTTTCCCTCGCGCTGCTCGACCCAATTGACCAGCCCCTTGTCGCGCAAAGAGGACAGTGAGCGGCGCACCGAGCGCTCGTCGATCTCACAGGCGTTGGCAAGATAATCCTGCTTTGGATAGCAGCCGAAGATCGGGTTATGGCAGTCGGCCAGGTGCCACAACACCCGCGCCTCGGTGCAGCTGATGCCGCGCACCTTGACGGCCCACATAGTCGCCTCATGGCTCATGTGGCACCGCCGTATTCCGCGCGCCCGCCGCACGCAAACATGCTCATCGTCATTGCCCCCGTATCAATCACCCTGGCTTTTCGGCGCTAGCCCCGCCGCTGCCAGGAAATTCTGAAATCGCTCCTCGACCCGGCGCCGCGCCGCGTCTTCCCTCAGTTCCGTGCCGGTCGCGGACGTGCCGCTTTCCGTCAGCCAAATGCGCCACCGCCAAAGCCGCGCGAGCGCAGGCGGCGGATAGACCGCCCCGACATCCACTGACCCGCACTTCGCGAGCCGTCGGTAGGTTTCGTCACGCCACTGCAGTTCCGTCGGCTTGCCCATCGCTCACTCCGCCGCCTCTGCGACCGCATCGAGCACGTCGAACATGTCGGGCACGGCGATCTTGGCTTCCGCCGCGCGGCAGTAGCGCAGGCCGTCGCGGAAATACTTGTCCGAGAGTTCCGAGGCCTGCCCGCGCCGGCCCTTCAGGATGGCGCGATAAGGCACTGTCATCAGGCCGCCGAAGGGGTCGTAGACGACGTCACCCGGGTTGGAGTACCGGTCGATCAGTCGGTCGACGATGTCGATCTGGAAGGGGCAGACGTGCTTTTCGAGATTGCGCTGCGCCTGCTCGCCGTTCAGCGTCCGCATCCGGACGATATCGGTCCAGACGGCCGGATGCTTCGAGCGCGGCGCCAAGGTCATGTATGTCTTCGACAGGTTGTCGCGCGCCGCCAGCTCCTCGCCGAGCCGCACGTGCTCGTCGAAATCATAGACCTGCGCGCTGTCCTGCAGCTGCTTGAACAGGTCGGAGACCACCTTCGGCCCCATGCGCACCATCTCGTCGGTGGTCAGCAGGCGATTGCCGGACGAGGGCCAGAAGGAATGCGCGTCGAGCTGCCAGCGGGCCAGCGTGTAGCCGCTGCCGGGCACATGGGCGCGCCGATCGCCGTCTGTCCACGGCACATGCGAGCCGTCGGCCGCGATCACCTGCGGCGGCTGATGCACGATCCGCTCGTCGGCGTAACCCTTGGAGCGGTCCGTCTGCGGCTTGCGGAAGAGCAGGACGTATTCCGGGCAGCCGACGCCCATCTTCGAGGCGTCCTTCATCATCTCGGAATAGGTCAGCCGATAGGTCTGATTGTTCTCCGACACGACATCGGTCGTGATGGTGATCATCCCGCAATATTGAAAGCCGTGCTTGAGGTAGTGGAAGATCGCTTCGGCATGAAAGGGCGAGATCGTCGGCACGCCCTCGCCGGTCACCGCCCCGAACAGCACCCGGTCCTTGACGTGGACGCAGGCGAGCCGGCCCGGCTGGATGATGCGCAGCAGCTCCGGCGTCAGATAATCCATCTGCGACCAGAAATGATCGTTGTCGTCGGTGTGGCCGAAGTCGTTGTAGCTCTCGGTATATTCGTAGTGGTTTGAGAACGGCACCGAGGTGACGAGCAGCCCGACCGAATTGTCGGCAGTCAGCCGAGCCTCTTCGACGCAGTCGTTATTGGCGATCTTAAAGGAATCGCCGGTTTCGACCCGCCGCTCCAGCCCGACCGAGCGCTTCAGCAGATCCGCGACCGGCAGCTTGTCGAGGCCATATTTGCGCACGATACCGGCCATGCGTTCCATCATCTCGTCATGGTCGCGCCACTTGCGCTCCATGACGCGGCGAACCTCACGCTCCGCTTCGGAATAGATGATGTCGATCCGGCATTCATGCACCTGGCCGAAGCGGACGATGCGGTGGACCGCCTGGATGAAGTCGTGGAACTTGAAGCCGATCCCGACGAAGATTTCCCAGTGGCAGTGTTTCTGGAAATTGCAGCCGGCGCCGGACATTTCCGGCTTGGTGGCGAGATCGCGGATCCTGCCATGCTTGAAGCCCAGCGCGTTCGCCTCGTTCACTTCAATCGACTGAGAGCCATAAATCGAGGCAACACCGGGCACGGCCGCCTCGATCGCGCGGCGCTCGTCCTCGAGGTCGTGCCAAAGGATGCGATGCGCCTCGGGATCCTCGGCGATCAGCGCGCACATCTTCTCGATCCGCGCGTCGAGGCTTTCGCGCTTGGCAAGGCTCGCCTGCGTCACGCCGAGGGCGGCATTGTGGATCAGCAGGCCCTGGCCGTCGCGATCGTAGCCGGCCGAGCGCGGATCGAGCTTGACCTCATGCCAGTTCACCTTCATCGGCGGCAGCTGGTAGCCTTCGTCGGAGAAACCGAGATCGGACGGCTTCTGCAGGAAGATCGCCCAGCTGTGGACCCACAGCCAGAATTCCTCTTCCTTGTGCGGGAAGAGTGTCAGGTCGCCGGCTTTTTCCGAGTTGCGCTGGAAGAAGCGCGTCAGGGCCTGGCCGGTATCCATGACGCCGAGGAAACCGGAATAGTGGATCAGTTCCTTCAGCCGGTTCGGGCTCGGCGTCGCCGTGGCGACGAACTTGTATTTGACCTTTTCGAAGAGCGGCAGGAAGGTCTGGAACGTCTTCGTTCCATAGCCGCGCAGCACGGCCGCTTCGTCGAGGCTGGCCGCGACAAAGCGGGACACGTCGATCTTGCCTTCGCGAACGCTCTCATAGTTCGTCAGGTAGATCAGCGGATTGCCTTCGACCCGGCCGTCGAGCTCGTTGCCGATCTCCGCCGTCGACCGGATGAATTTCAGCCGCACCGCGCAGTCGCCGGCGAACCGCTCTTCGGCTTCGTCGAAGAATTCCTGTTTCACGCCGAGCGGCAGCACGATCAGGCAGAGGCCGCCATCCGTGTTGCGGATCTTGCGCATCAGCTCGATCTGGATCGAGGTCTTGTGCAAGCCGAAATTTGCGAAGATCGCCCGCTGGCCGCCGCGCAGCGCCCATTGCACGATCCTGCGGCAATGCGGTGCCAGGCGCGGGTTCAGATCGCTCTCGCGAACCTCGAAGCCGGTGGCCGTGGCGATCCGCATTTTGTTGCGGAGAAAGGCGCTGTAGTCGTTCACTCCGCCGCCTCCACGAATTCATAGCGTCCGTTGCACTCGGCCAGCAGCTGGATCATCTTTTTCGGCACGCTGTTGCCGACGAGGTGGCCGATCTGGGTTTTCGTGGGCTTGCGTTTCACGAGCTTGCCGCGCTCGTCGACGTATTCGATCACGTGGTCGAAGCTCTTAGGATCGAAGCCATGCGCCGCGGCACCCTCCAGCGGGTCGAGCATGCGCATGCAGATATCGGTGATCACCATCGTCTGGCCGTTCACCTGGACGGTGACGAGGCCGTGACGGGCCAATCCAGTTAGCGCGCGCAGCGGTTCGTCGGCTCGGCCGCCTTCGGAGCCAGAACCGTAGTAGGCTTGCAAAAACGGCATGATCAGCATTTCATGACCGCCGCCGCAGGTCTGCGTCGGCAGGGGATGGCTGATATCCTGCCCGTCCTTGTCGTTGCCGCGCAGCCTGGTCAGAGCTGCAGCGACAATGCCCTGTTGCGACTGGCCGCGCTCCCCGCCGGTCGTGACCGTCGACAGCGGGTCGCGCGCATCGTGGCCATTATTGCCGGTATTGTGCTGTGCAAGGAAAACCGCGCCGACGCCCTGCTGGGGATAGACGGTCAAAGTCGCCAGCGGATCGGCAACATCACGCCCCGACCGGAACTCGACAGAGCCGTCGGCGCGCGGGTCGCCATTGTGCTGCGCCAGAAACGCCGCCACGACCGCCTGGCGCTGTCCGCCGGCCGTCTGCGTCCCGATCGGGTTCTCGATATCGAGGCACCGTGCCACCTGTCCTTCATGTTCGCCATTTCCAGCTTGGATCATGGTCGCCGCTACGAGCGACAGCCCAGCCCCTCCCGCCGTGATCGTGTGCAGCGGCTCGTCGGCAGCGCCGAAGGGCTTCTGCGCATTGCGCGTCGTCGACATGTGTACGGCCGCCACGCCGAGCGGCGGCGCGCCGCCCGGGCGCTTCTCGAAATTGTTCGCCGTATAGGTCGGCAATGGCTCCTCGACATGCGCACCAGTCGAGCCAGGCCGGAACTTCGTCAGGTGCGCTGCGACCAGGACCGAATCGGGCTTGGTGGTCACGGTCTGCATCGGCTCTTCGACCGAACGCTCCGCCGACTGCCCCATCCGGCCGCCGACGCCGGCGATAACCGGCACGACCAGCGCCAGCTCGCCGCGATGCGCGGTCGTGAAGGTGCGCATCGGCTCGTCAATGTCATGAACGCGATCGCCGCCGGTATGGGTGATCGGCACGATGAACGGCCGCTTTGCGTTGACCACATAGCGCATCACCCCGCGCGCGATCCGCCGCAGCGTCGCCTCGGCGAGCGGCTTCTTGCGGTCGAAGATCGATTTGACGGGCAGTGACCAGTCGATGATCGTATTTGCCCCGACCCACGGCTTAAGGCCGAGCGCCTTCGCCTTGTCGCGCGGCGCATGCGTACGCTCCGGCCAGTAGATTGGCCCGCCGTCGGCGCGCGCCACGCCGAAGAAACGTTTGCGGATCGTCGGGATGCCGTAATCGGCGCAGACCAGGATGCGGTGCTCGAAGCTATAACCGAGGTCCTGCATGTGCTGCAGCCAAGCGCGCCAGATACGGCCCTTGTGACGCGGATCCGGGATCAGCCATTGATTCTCGACGGGAATACGCTCGCCCTTGGCGGCCACCGAGCCGTCGCGCCGCATCGCCCTGCCCGTCTTCTTGTCGCGCTTGCAGATCAGCGGCCCCCAGGTCCGGATCTCCTGGACGTTCTCCATGGTAATCACCTCGGGGCGCACCTGCCCGGCCCAGCGCGGAATTACCCAGGCGAGCGAACGCCGGCGCTTGCTGACCGGTTTGGAACCCTTGGCGACCGAGAAATGCGTGCAGTCGGGCGAGGCATGCAGGATTCGAACGCCGCGGCCGCGCGTCGCCTGCCTTGGATCAACCTCGAAAACGTCGCAGCGCAGGTGCCTGGTATGCGGGTGGCGCTTCTCATGCATGGCGATCGCCAGCGGATCGTGATTGACGGCGAGGTGCACGTGAAAGCCGGCATCTTCCAGCCCGTCGCAACCGCCGCCCATGCCGGCGAAGAGAACGACGGTCATGCGGTTGTCGAGCACGAAGCTCTTCGGCATTGCCATGGAATTCATTCTGCCCCCTCTGCGGCGCGCGCCGCTTCCCTCATTGCCCCGGCAGCCATGTGCACGGGCATCACCACCGTCGGCGGGAAGCCGCCGTCGGGCAGTCTTGTTGCGTTCGAATAGGCGAGCAGCGCGTCGAGGTAATCGACGCCGGCGGAAAAGCCGTGCCGCTGCAGGATGGCGCGGATCGTCGCCTGCTCGCGATGGATGATCGAAAGCGGGCAACGCAGCAGCCACGATGCCCAGTCGGGCGGACCGGCACCAAGCGAGCCTTCGATGATCGGCAGGACATCGCTCATTGTCTCACCATCGCCCAGACCAGCCAGATGCAGAGTGAGGCGAGCGCCGCCGCCGCCACGATCAGCGTGTTGAATATCCGGTTCGCCGTCCGCACATAGTCCGGCACCCTCACCCTTACCGTGCCCGCCGCAAAGGCGAAGACGATGACCGTCACAGTGATCGGCACGATCCAGTTGCCCAGTTCGACAATCATGCCGCGCCCCTCGTTTCACGGTGGACACTTGCTGTAACAGCTTGATTTCGCTTGTCCCGGAAGGTGAGGTAGAGCGTCGGGTCGCGCTTCATCGCCGCGCAGAGCGCCAGCATGCTCGCAGCCGAAAGCACGCTTTCGCGGCAGGCCCGCGAGATCATTGCCGGATTGAGCCCGGCATAGATCTGCGGCGCGCTGCGCGTCGTCAGGCGGTTGTCGTCGAGCCACTGGCGGACATCGCGGGCAAGGCGGGCGCGGTCGATTTCAGGCTGCATCGCCGCCCTCCTGTCCGCCATCGTCGGTCAGGCGAATGCCGAGGCTCGCCGGGTCGATCCAGAGTGCCGCCCAGATCTTCGCTCGGGCCACGCCACCCTTCAGCCGGCCCTTGCAGGCAAGCTCGAACTCATCACGCGTCAGGCCGGAGCGTTTACGCAGATCGGCGAGCGCCGCCTTCTCGCCGTTGCGCCGCTGCGACGGGAAATCGAGCCGCACCATCATCGCGACGCGAAGGGCGAGGAACTGCTTGAGCATGGCCGGTGAGAAATCAGTCGTCATGCAGCGACCTTTCGCTTGCGCGCATCGCGGACCGCCTTGTCGGCGATCAGTTCCGCATAGCGTGCGTGGATGCTGGCGCGATCGAGGTGCGCCGATCGGAAACCTAAAATCCCGCTGATCGCCTGTCTGGTGGTCGCCAGAATGTCGGCCTCGGTATCTGTCAGCATCCGGGTCGGCCAGCCCTTCACGTAGAGCATCGAGGGCGTGATGAACTTTTCGAACAGGGCGCGTTCGGTGGCCTTGACCTTGGCCGTGGCCAGGGCGCGTTGCGACTTTTCGTCGAGCAAGTGCGGGGCGACATCACCGAGCCATCGCGCGCCCTGAAAGGCAAAGCTGCTGGCAGATTCTAAGGCCACCATGCGACGGAAAAGGTCGTGGCTTTCCGGCTGCGCCGCGGCCGCTGTCAGATCCGCAATATTCGACATGATGCAGAAGCGGCAGGAAACGCGACTCATTCCGAAATCGCGATAGGCCGGATGCAGCACAACGCCGCTGGTATCGATCGCGGAAAAGACATCTTGGACGGTCCAGTCGACGATCGGCCGCCAGTTGATGATCGGCTGCTCGGCTTCGCGATCAGCGATCGAGGCTTTGGCGCGCGCCGAGCTTTCATCCCTGCGAACGCCGGTCACGTTGACGATCAGGCGTCCGCCATAGCGACGCTTGAGGGCAGCGCGAATGACATGGGTTTTCAGCTCCGAGGTGCAGAACCGCATGGAAGGCGTCGACCAGCACGGAACGAGCGTCACCGTGCTGAGCTTCTCGTAACGCTCCACGCTGGAGCGCCATCGGGCCTCCCACCGCTCCATCAGGTCGCCAGCATTGCGGCGAACCACCAGCAGTTCGGCGCCCAGATGCTTTGCCAGCCTTTCGCAGACCGGCAGGCTGTCGTCCCATTCGACGACGCCGAGATCGCTATGAACGAGGATGCGCGGGCCGCCATGACTGATTGAGTCGAGATAGCGGAAGGTCGCGAGCGCAGCCGCCTGACTATCCTTGCCGCCGGAAACGCCGATCGCTACTGGAGCGTCTTTTGCGAGCTCGTCGGAAACGAGCGTGACAATTGCTATCGCCTTCACGCCGCCACCCCCTGCACCTGCTCGATCAGTTCGAAGAGCTTCCGATCATTGATGACCGCCGCCGTCGCCTTGAGCGCGGTCCAGCCGCCACTCGCCGTCTTGAAGCGCCCTTCGCCTGCGGGATTGATGAGCTTCTTTTCCAGCATCCAATGAATGGCGCCCTCCGCCGTCGACGGGCGCACGCCGACCGCACGGCGCAACTCGACCGCGTCGAAATCATCCTTGCCCGCGCACCAGATGAGCGCTTTCGCCGAGATATCCTCAACCCGCTCGTCGAGCGTCTTGCGCGGCGTGTCGCGGCGGAATTCGTCGAAATTGATGTTGCCGATATTGCCGCCGGCGCCCGGCTGCAGCGCTTGCGCCTCCTCGAAATCCTTCCAGTCGACGCGCTTGATGACCGTTGTGTCGCCATAGCTGCCGTCCTCCTGCCGCTCCCAGACGAACCACGCGGTATTCATCCGGCTGGACGCCTTTGGCCCCTCGTAACCCTCGCGGTGCATCATCGGCAGGCGGCGCTTGAAGACGTAGACGCGGGCCGGCGGGTTCTCGTCCATGACGAAGTTGCGCGCCTCGTCGGCGAAGCCGCAGAGGAAGTTGAGATTGAGCAGCAGCGCCATTTTGCGCGGCTTGTGAACGCGCAGTGCATGCGCGACGTAATCGTTGAGCACCTCGCCATAGGGCGGGTTGCTGACGATGTCAGGCCCCTCGCCTTCTTCATCCGGCGCGGTGGCGAGGAAGTCGCCGACCGTCTGCAGCTCGCCGTGCCGGGTCACCGTGCCACGGTCGACGAGATCGGAAATGATCACCTCGTAACCGGCCGCTTCCAGCACGCGCGAAATCGCCCCGAGGCCGCAGGAGGATTCCCAGACCGTGCCGGAGAAACTTTCATAGGCGAGCAGCGTGCGCGTCGCCTCGACCGGCGTCTGATAGAAATTGTCGCCGCGATCTTCCTTGCTGGCCGAGGCGGTGCCGACGGCGGCTCGTAGATTGGCGCGGCTCGGCTCGAATCCCTGCGCCAGGCGCGCTTCGATCGCCCGCTCGACAAGGCCCGGCTGCTTCGCCTCGGCGTCGCGCAGCTTGCGGGCTTCGTGGATTTCCTTCGACGAGAGACCCGCATCCTTCAGCGTGAAAACATTCTCGTCTGGAATGTTTTTCGGGCGGCCCTGCGTCGCCAGCACGCCGGCCTTCTGAGCATCGTCATATTGGTCGGCGAGCGCCATCTTGGCCCGGCTTTCGATCAGCAGCGCATCGCCCTGCATTTGGCGCGCCTTGCCGATCAGCTGTTCGCTGGCCTTCATGCGCTTGCCATAGCTGGCGGCCGCCTTGGCCTGGTCATAGGCGCCTGAGGAAAGCAGCAGTGCCGCCTGATAGTCCTGCTCATCGAAGAGCTTCCGCGCCCGCTCGATCGTCGCGGCGAGATCGGAGGCATCGGCGCGGGCCGCGGGCAGCAACCCCTTGCCCGGCGCGGCGGCTGCAGCCTTCAGGCCACCGAGCGTCGTCTCGATCGACGGACCGCCGGAAACCGAAATGGTGATCGGGAGGTCGTCGCTCACGGGCGCACCTCGCTGCGCATCGCCGTCTCGACCGGATACCAGCGCGAAGCGAGCTTGAGGTCACGCCGCAGGAGCCCGACGGCGTTAAGCCTCAGGCAGGCTTGCCGTTCGCGCGGGATCGTGTCGTCGACTAGGCCGTCGCGCTCGGCGACCTGCAGCATGCGTGCCGCAGTGCTGCGGCGGCCGTCGATCGCGCCTGGAGTTTTCACTTAGCAGCACCCCGCAATGGCGCGGTCTCGCGCTCCCGCGAAACCTGGTGACGTGCCCTCTGGATGGATTTCCAGCGTTCTTCGTCCATCCAGTCGGGCAGTTCGATGATGATCGCCCCCCCCTCGACCTCACGCCGCTTCGGCTCTTCGAACGAAAGCGCGATCTGCGGCGTCCAGTTGGTTTCTGGCAGCCGAAAGATCACCGTGTGTTTCATGAAGGTCGGCTTGAAATGCCCGGCGTCGGTGGGCTTGATCATCATCTTGCCCTTGTCACCGTTCTCGCCCAGCAGGAGATCGAACCGCTCCGCCTGCTTGAAGAGCAACGTGAAGAGCGCCGACGGGATGCTGATCTGCAGGCGGAACGGGGCGCCGCGCATCGAGACCGTCGATATCTTGAATGCGCCCGTTTTCGCCTTCGGCGTAGGCACGATCATGCTGAAGCCCATGGTAGTTCCCTCGTTTAGATCCGCGCGCGGCAGATCATTGCCCAACATCCGCAACGCCCTTGCGCGGCGGTCACTCAGCCCTCATCAAAGCGTCGAGATAGCCGCGCCCCTTCTCGGTCACGGTCACGAAATGCCGGTCGCCGGAAAGCCGCCTGACATAACCGCCGGCGACGGCCACCTCGGCGCCGCGCCGGTCGCTGTCGAGTGCGAGCGGATAGGCGCGGCCGTGGCGGGCGAAAAACTGCGCTGCCCGATAGAGCAGGCTGCGGCCGTCGCGATTGAGCCCCGGCTCGGTCACCCGCATCACTCCCCGCCTACGATCTTGAGGCCGGCCTTCGCGCCGCCCGAGGCTTTGATCACGGCGAGCGCTTGCCGGAGATCCGAAGCCGCCCGCTCCAGGCCGCTCGCCAGCCGGTCGACCGTCGTCGCCTCGCTCGGCGTCACCTGGCCGTCGCTGATCGCCACGGCGATGGCGTTGGCAACCTCGGCGGAGTGCCGCATCAGCTCTGCATGGCTGGTCAGGACATTCACCTCGGCGCGCCGGGCCTCGTCCGGATCCGTCAGCCGACGGCCATTGGTCTCGGCGAGCACCGCCGTCACCAGCGGCTGGCCGCAGTCGCGTTCCAGCATGGCGATCGCACCGACCGGCATCAGGTCGGGCTCCGAACCATTGTTCCAGCGACCGACCTCGCTCTTCGAATAACCGGACTTTTCGACGACGCGCATGATGCCGCCGCAGCGCTCGATCAGGTCCCTTTGGGCCGCCTTGATGCGATAGAGGAATGCGTCCATGTCCTTCACTCCAGACAAAACAAAAGCTCTTCCCGCGCCGGGAATTCCGGCGGGGTTTTCCCGTGGCGGGAACGATGCGGAAATGTGAAAACTCAGCCCATCAAGAGATCACGGGGGACCGCATGACTGGGCAAAACACAAACTGCGAAAAGAAGATGCGCCGGACGCTTGAGGCCCGCCCGTCCGGCGCAAGGCGGCGCCGCGATCACTACCTTCGCAGCGCTTCAGGGAGAGGTTCATTCGGCGGCCTCCGAAATCCCGAAGAATTCAGGCAGCAGCGCATGACGCTTAATCCCGGTCACGGCCTCGATTTCGATCGCGCGGCGCGGCGTGATATTGCCACGCTCCCAGCGCATGACCGTCGATTTGTCGACAGGCGGCGTGAAGAGCTTACCGAATTCCTCAAGGGACATCCGGTCATGCTCTTCGCGATAGGTCGTGATTTCCGATTTGTTCGCCATGCCGTTAGAGGTTGCATAACTTGCAACATTTGGCAAGAGCGAATCTTGCACACCGGTATAACGAAAATCCTTTGCCACAATTGTATGGTTGCGAAATGAACAACGTCGCACATATCCATACCGATAAGACGCCAGTTCGCGTCCACTTCATCGTCGAGTGGGCGGAAAAAAGGAATCTGAAGCAGTCCGATATCGTGCGCGAAATCGGCGCCGACAAGGGATTGGTATCCCGCTGGTTCGGGGGAACCGTTCCAAAGCCTGAATATCTCGAGAAGCTCGCCGCCCTCTTTGGAACGGACATCCACGGGATTTTCCGTCACCCCGACGATGATTGGCTGGCGCAGTTCTTTAAGGACAAATCTGCCGAACAGCGAGAGCGCGCGATCGACATGTTGCGTCTCTTGTTCAACGAGAACAAGACCGGGACAAACAACTAGTCCTCAGTCTCGAGAAAGGCCAGGGCGGCAGCAAGCATCGGCCCAACGATCGAATAGTCGCCCTCTTCATCAGCCTTTTTTGCCAGCCTCAAAGCAGCAATCGCGCCCTCCCTCGTCCGAGCTGGCGCTTTCCATTCCTGGATCACCAGCAACGGCCCGGCGTAGGAAGCCGCCGCATATGCGTTTGCGAGTTCATCGGAATGCATCGGCGCATTGCTATTATAATCTTCCATCGCCGCGCGAAAATTGTCTACAGCAGCCAAGATCGGGTCGCCGCGCCGGACGCCTCCATCACTCTTGATGGGGAATCTCAACAGTTCAGCCATTTCCTTTACCAAATAACTAAATTCCCTACCCAATCCGTCTGATCAGCCAGAGCGATCAGTCATAACTTAAACAACTAATACTATGTACCCGCGGCGCGCAAGGCATCCGTGGGGTCACTGTGGGTCATTTGAGGCGATCAAGTTTTATGTCAGCAATGAAATTATGTCCCGCGAAGATCCTACCTTCAAGCTGCGGATCACACCCGACCTGCGAAGGAAGGTAGTCGAGGCCGCAAAGGAAAATAAGCGTTCCCTGAACGCCGAAATCAAAGCCAGGCTCGAATCCACTTTTGATCATTCCGACGCTCCCGCGGCGGCAGTTGCGTTGCGTGAAATCATCGATCGCGCGACAGCCCTGCTGAAGGCCTATGAAGAGCCGGATAAAAACCAGAATTAAAATCGCTCCTCTTCGCGCTGGTGACTAACCCGCGCCTCGCGCGACCGCTCCCGCACAAGCGTTCCTTCTCCATTCCGAACACTTTGATTCGTTTCGTGCAACATCGATGTTGCACGTTATGCAATTTTCATCGTTGACGATAGTTGCATGTTATGCAACATTCCCGCTGTCCGGTGATCCTCCTCCCTCATCCGGACGTGGCGCGCAGAGACGCCGCCGGTCCGCACTCTCGCGGCCGGCGGCGGGCCGCGCAGGAGACGGGAGGGTCAATGGAGATCGTCATGAAGAAAGTTGAAGTCACCGCCGCTGACCGCCGCGACCGTCAGGAGATGCTGCGTCTTTACGAGGAGCGCGGCCCGCAGACCGAAAGGACCCTGCTTGCCGCCGGCATCAGTCTCGAGAGCCAGGCGCGCAACGCGCCATGGGTCGCCGAGCAAGTCAAGCTCGCCGAGGCCGCCTGAGGGCGTCCGCTTCGGTCACCGCCGCGTCCAGGAACGCGGCGGGTTCCGAAACGGATGAACGGAGGGCTTCATGACATCCGAGGTTTTTGAAAGTTGGGCGATCGTCGAGCTGATGGGCCATCGCAAGCGCCCCGGCTACGCGAAGGAAGTCGAAATCGCAGGCGGCAAGATGCTGCGCGTCGATATTCCCGTCAGCGACGGCGAGAGCGTGACTGAATTCTACGGAACCCCCGCGATCTACGCGATCCGCCCCGCGACCGAGGAAGTCTGCCGCGATATGGCCTATCGCAGCTACGGCATCGATCCTCGTCCCGTCCGCCCCGTCGATTACCGTCCGCACCCCTCGCTCGCCTCGTCGAGTGCGGACGATGACGGCGACGAAATCTGAGGGCACCCCGATGAACCACTTCACACCCTTTCTACCGGCCGCCGCCATCTCCCGCGGAAACCCCCGGCCGAAGTCCAGCAGCCGCGATCTCGAAACGCGGCTGCTGGAAGCCACACGGACGCGTCAGGCGCCGCAGCGCGCCAAGGCTGTCGACCTTCTGATCGGCATTCAGGCCGAGCGCATGCGCGCCATCGAATTCACGGTGCTTTTCGTCATCGTGTTCTGGCTCGGTTTCGCGATCGCGCTGAGGATTCCCTGATGGGCTCTCTCGTCCCCACGCTGGTAGCGCTCTCGGCCGTCCAGGCGGCGGCCATCATGGGCATGCTCGTCTGGCTCGTCCGTAAGGATGACCGGCGCCGCAAGGAGATCACCGCCGCGATCGAGTTCGCGCTCGGCCTCAATCTCTTCCGCCAGAGAAATTTCCTTCGCCTCTTCATCGACGGCGAGGATGCCGCCATCAATCGCGACTATCCCGAATGGGCCGATTACCGCGCCCGCTTTTACGCCCTGGAGGGCTTTTGACATGGCCGAGATCGTGCATTTTCCCGCCCGCCCCCTCGCATCCGATCACGCGCGCCCGGCGCTGCACCTCGTCTGCGATATCGCCGACCTGGTCGATGCCGAGACGGAGGCGAAGGCCCACGCCTATGTGGCAAACGCCATGGAAAACCTGGCCTCGGCCAATCTCGAGCTCAATGCCGCCAACATCATCCTGCTCGAGCGCGGCGGCGATGTCGCCGAGCTCGTCAGCGACGAGGTCATCACCAGCCTCTGCCACGCCCTGATCGCCGTCATCGACGCCAGGGGCAACCGCAACGACGACCGGCCGCTGCGCAATATCGCGGCCAAGGCGATCGCCGAGCGGGAGGGAAGCCACCATGGCAACTAGCGCCCTCGCCCGCCAGCCCGCCGCCGGCGCCGATCCCTCGACGCTCTTCTCGGCCGCGCTTTCCCTCCTCCATGTCCGCATGCCGCTGCGCCACGACGCCACGCATTGCGGCACGATCGTCGGCGCCGACGGCAACCCGGTCTTCGTCGTCGACATGAACCGCGAGCGGCCCGACGCCGAGGTGACCGATATCGCCGAGCTGCTGCTGCTCGCCATCAACGTCCACGCCGGCTACCTGCCGGAAGGCGGTCGCGCCGATGGCTGACACCCTCTTCCGCGTCCATTTCGAGGACGGCACCAAGCTCGACATCACGGCCAGCGACGCCGCGGCGGCCGGCAAACGCGCCGGCGACCAGCACGACGGCATCATCAAGAAGGTCAAACGCGTCAAGGGGAATGGGTGATGCTCACTCCGGAGAATAAACTCGTCGACATCGACGATCTCAACAAGTTTCGCATCGGCGATTCGGTGGTCGCTGACCAATGCGCGGACCATGATCGTTTCGAAGGCACGGTCATCGGCATCGAGTTCCAGCGCATTCACGGCCGCATCCTGCAGCCGTCGATCACTCTTCTCCATGATGGCGATCAGATCACGGATGGCTTCAAGCCAGGTGATCTCCGCCGGACCAACAAGCCGTCGCCGGGAAACCGTACCATAACCGGAGAGACGGTTAGGGGAGAGGCTTGTCACCTCTCCCCGTCCGACATCACCCTCTGGAAACCCGAGCCAGACATTCTTATCCACCAGGCGCTCGGCAAGGTAGGCGAGGAAGCCGGCGAGCTCGCCACCATCCTTTTTCGCTGCACCATTCAAGGTCTTGAGGGCAGTGAGCCGGTTTCCGGCAAGCCGAACCGCAAGGCGCTGTTCGACGAGATCGCCGACGTGCTGGCCGCCACCCAGTGGCTGCGCGATCTGATCGGCGACGAGTTCGACCAGGTGCGCTTCGAGCGCAAGCTCGACGGCTTCCGCCGCTGGCAGACCATGCTCGAGGCGGATGCCGGGCACGGTCACTGCGACATCTGCGCCAAGCCGATCGTCGCCGACGATATCTGCGCCACCGATATCGAACTCGGCATCTGCCACGCCGCCTGCCTTGAGGGCTCGCCTGTCGTGGATCTGGAAACCGACGAGCCGACGGCCGGCAAAATCGATACCTATCGTTACGGCGACACCGCGCCGGAGGGCCTCACCGATGTCTGAGACACTCTCCGCTCGCCTCTGGCAAGAACTGACCGGCAAGGAAGGCCGCGCCTCAGCCGATCGCCCCGGAATGTGCCTGATCACATCTGAGGAACTGACGGAATACCTTCATCTCGCCGCTTTCAAATGGGCTGAAGAGCGAACCCACGGCATTCAGATCGAAGAGCTTCGGGACCTCGACGGCGGCCTGATGGGATATTGGGCGCGAGGCCACTACGCGCTGCATCATTTCAGAGAGGCCGCAAACTACTACACCAGCGCGGACGAACGATATGACGAGCGCTACGTTCTCGAGACCGCAAGCATCCGGCACGAATGGTGGCGGACCGTACCGGTCAGCGGTGAGCCCGGCATGGTGCAATACTGCTCAGCCGAGCCGAAGTCGCGCGGCGCCTTCGCCGTCACGGTGACCACTGTCATCGAAGACAGGCAAATCGCAGCGTCAAGCCGCCAGATAGCTGATCACCAGCGCGCCGAAGCTCGCGGCTTCGCGAACGGCCTTAACTGGGCACTGCGCAAACTCGATCAGATCGACAGCGCCGCCGGCGATCGCCTGCTCGCGCAGTACCGTGAGGAGAACAAGCAGGAGCGCGCCCGTGTCTGACGGTACCAAGATCGAATGGACCGACGCCACCTGGAACCCGATCACCGGCTGCGCCATCGTCTCCCCCGGCTGCACCAACTGCTACGCCATGAAGCTCGCCGGCACGCGCCTGCAGCATCACCCGAGCCGCGCCGGACTGACGAAGGACAGCAAGGCCGGCCCGGTCTGGACCGGCGAGGTGCGCTTCAATGAGCAGTGGCTCGCCCAGCCGCTCATCTGGTCGCGCCCGCGCATGATTTTCGTCTGCGCCCATGGCGATCTCTTCGCCGAAGGCGTGCCCGATGAATGGATCGACAAGGTCTTCGCCATCATGGCGCTGGCGCCCCAGCATATCTTCCAGGTGCTGACCAAGCGGCCGGAGCGGATGCGGGATTATCTCAAGACGCCTATGCGCCAATACAAGATTTCCGCCGCCCAGCTCGACCTGCCCGAGCCAGTTCCTTCGCCGGGCATTTGGCCCCACTTGCCGCTTCAGAACGTCTGGCTCGGCGTCTCGGTTGAGGATCAGAAACGCGCCGATGAGCGCCTGCCAACCCTTCATGAAATCCCGGCCGCTCTGCTCTGGGTATCGAACGAGCCATCGCTCGGGGCGATCGACTGGAAGCGCTGGCTCCCGTCCGGCCGGCGCGCGCGTAGCCCGCAGGGGCATGAATTTATCGCCCCGGAATACTTCATGACGAAGTGCGAGCATTGCGGCTGGATAGGCTCTTCCGAGCTTCAGCGCGTCAGTGCAATCGCCGATACCGGAGACTACGACGTCACCTGCTGCAACTGCCACCAGTTCACTGAGTGCGAGGAAATCCAGCGCATCGGCTGGATGGTAGGCGGTGGCGAAAGTGGCGGCGGCTGCCGGCCGATGCATCCTCATTGGGCATACGATTTGCGCGACCAGTGCGCGATCTCCGATACGCCCTTCCTGTTCAAGCAATGGGGCAACTGGATCGTCGCAAGCGCCGAGAACGGCCATCACGACAGCAGCATGGCGACGAACGACGCCATCTGGCTCGACGTCGACGGCCGCCAGGCCAAGCCCAGCTGCGACGGCATGCGCGAGCCGATCGGCATGTTCCGCGTTACCAAATCCCGCGCCGGCCGGAAGCTCGCAGGCGTCGAGCACAACGGCTACCCGCCCCTTCCCGCCCATTTCACCAAGGAGGACGCAGAATGACGAAACCGAGAAAACTGCCGAATGACGATGTCCTGCGTCAGCTGGTGGCCGAGGGCCTGACCCGGGCCGAGATCGCCGCGCGCTACCAGGTGCACCGCACGACGCTTTCGCAGAAGCTGGCCGATCTCGGGCTTGCGGATGCGACCGCGAAGGAGGCGGGCGAGCGACGGCCGTTCCAGGTCGAGGAGGTGAGGCAGCTGCTGCGCAGCGGCATGAGTTTCTCCGATATCGACCGCCACTATGGCAGGACCGTCGGCTGCGCCTGGTGCTTCTGCCGCACTCACAATCTCATTCCTGAGATTCCGGATCTCGACATCCGTGAAGACAAGATCGTCATCGGCATCAACGCCACCGCGACCGATAGGAGCGGCGCAGCCCGCACTGTCCGCATGGCGATCAGCCTGCCGCCGATCAGCATGTTCGCGGCTGCGCGGCAGCAGCGCGGCGAGACGATGGGTGCAAGATGACATTAACCAATCAGGACCGCGCCAACATACGACGGATCTTCGCAAAGATCCGTGGCGACACTGACCGTCTGACAGCCGAGAAGGTCCGCGCCACCGGGGCATCAACCCATCCGGACATCGCCAAGATCATCGCCGCACAGAATACGCTCCGGAAGTGCATCGAAGTGGTCTTCGAGGAATGTCTCCCTTACGACGAGGTTTTCTGCGGCGAAATGGCAGTGCGGCTCGCCGCCTATGCCATTAGCGCCGTCCCGATCGAGCGTCACCAGGACACGCTCGAAGCCGTTGTCGAGGGGCTGCCGTCGGCCCTCGCCAGACGCGTTCGCGATGGTGTGATTATCAGGACGGAATGGGAGACGGGCGGCGTCAGGCATCCCAATGTCCCGCGCAAGGGGGATGTTCAATGACCACGCCCGTCCGCCTCCAGCTGTCGCGCGCGAAAGGATTCAACCTTCAGGCCGCTTCAGAGGCCGCCAATGGCCTTGCCGCCATTAAGGTCGACCGCACGTCGCCCTTCGGCAACCATTACGCCTTCAGCAAGGATCCGTTTTCCAAACCGGCGGTGTGGGATGTCTTCGGCCGCGGCACGATCGTCAAGAGTTGCGCGTCGCGGCAGGAAGCGGTGGAATATGCAATCGAGTGCTATCGCGCAGATATCTGCAACACCGGCCCTCACAATCACCGCCTGATCGATCCCGTGCCGACGCCGGCCGATATCGCCAAGGCGCTGCGCGGCTTCAACCTCGCCTGCTGGTGCAAGCTGGGCGAGCCCTGCCACGCTGACATCCTCCTCGAGCTCGCCAACGCACCGCTGCAGGAGGTCGTATCGCGATGATGATGAAAGCCCTCACCGTCTGGCAGCCATGGGCGTCGCTGATCGCGATCGGCGCCAAGCCCTATGAGTTTCGCGGCTGGCGGCCGCCGGAATCGCTGATCGGCCAGCGCCTCGCGATCCATGCTGGCGCCCGGCCGATGCGGCGCGCCGAGGTGCTGGCGCTGCGTATCAACCTTGCAAATCCCGGCCGCCATCCGACGCCATGTCTCAAGCCAGACATCGCCATCCCGCTGCTCGACAGGATCCTCGAGCAACACAAGAGCGCGGTCGCGTCGTTCCTGCCGCTCTCGCACGTTGTTTGCATCGTCACCGTCGGCAAGCCGAAGTCCGGAGAAGAATGCGCCCGCGAATTCGGCGACGAAGCCGGCAATGACAGTGATCGCGATGGCACCTTCAACTGGGGCTGGCCGATGCTCGACGTTACGCCGATGGAACCGCCCCTCCCGGCGCGAGGGCTGCAGGGCCTCTGGAACTGGAGCGACGCATGCTGAAGGCCGATTCCGTCGCCGGCACGGCGCGCATTGTCTGTGACAGCTGCCCGACATCGATGGACTCGGTGATGGACGCCGATCCGCGCGCCGCCCGCGACAAGGCCGTCCGGGTCGCCAAGATCGCCCGTTGGCTGATCGAGAAACACGCCGGCGCCTGGCAGCACTTCTGCCCGGCCTGCCGCCAGACGAGAGACAGGGGATCGCTGATATGAGCAGGGAAGCCCAGAATAACCTCAGGGACACGATCGTGACGACGCTGGCGGACGGCGTCCGCCAGGGCGTCATGACGCAGATCGATGCCATGGCGATCTGCGCCGAGGCCTGCGCGGCCGTCATCGCCACCATGCTCCCGCCGCAGTATCACGCCGAGGCGCTTGACGTCGTCATCGAGAAGCTGCCGAAACAGGTTGCGTTCCACGCCGCCGAGGCGGCGGCCTATCGCAAGGCGAGGTCGAACTGATGAGCGAGCGCATCAATCTCGAATACCAGGTCGCCGAACTGTTTCGGCTGAAGATGGAAGAGTTTGCCGACTGGTGCGCCGAACACTGGACGGTGACCGAGCTTCAGGCCAAGGCCGACAACATTTTCGACGGCAAACCGCCTGGCTTCCGCGAGGGCTACAACGACGCCATGCGGCACATTCGCGGAGCCGTGGATTGCTTTCTGGAGGATCGGCCATGATCTTGGACCTCTTCCCCGTCATGCAGATGACCGCCGTCATCTCCGATTGCACGCTTTACCGCGACGAGCTGCGCCGCGTCTGGGATGCGGCCAAGCCGATCCTCGTCGTCTGCATGCTCAACCCATCGGATGCCGATCACACCCGCAATGACCCGACCGTGCTTGCCCTTATCGGCTTTGCCAAACTCTGGGGTTATGGCGGCATCCTGATCGTCAACCTGCACGCCTGGCGCTCCTCCTCGCCGAAGGAAATGATGCAGGCGAAGGATTCCATCGGCCCGCGCTGCGACGATTACATCGACCGCGCCTTCATCATCGCCCGTCACCAGAACACGCCGATGCTCGCCGCCTGGGGCGCCGGCGGCGATTATCTCGGCCGCGACCGGTGGCTGATGACCCGCGCCCGCCAGCAGCTCGTCGACCTCGTCTGCCTCGGCCTGACGAAGGACGGCTTTCCCAAACACCCGATGGCCCGCGGCCAGCACCGCATCCCGCGCGACCAGCAGCCGATTATGTTCCAGATCGCAAGGGAGATCGCATGAGAGCGCCCGTAACGGATGATGAACTTGAACAGTGGGCGAAAGTCCGCGCGGATGATGCCGGGCATTTGGCTCGGGAGCTAATCACCTATCGCCGCGCCCCGCCATCGCCTACATCGCAAATGGCGGGGGCCGAAGGGCGGCGCGGAGACTGGATGCAGACCGTCTCCGGCCGGCAATTTTGGCCGCTCGATCCGCGCCCGGAAGATATCTTCATTGAGGATATTGCCCATGCACTTTCGATGATGTGCCGCTTCGGCGGGCATTGCCAGCGTTTCTATTCGGTGGCCGAGCATAGCGTTCTGGTGAGCGAGAACGTGCCGCCAGAAGATGCTTTGTGGGCGCTTCTGCACGACGCGTCGGAGGCCTACATCGCAGACATTGTGCGACCGGCAAAGCGCTTCATCGACGGCTACAAGCAGATGGAGGCCAACATCATGGCCGCCGTCTGTGGAGCTTTCGATCTTCCCTACGTCGAACCCCCGAGCGTCAAGCGCGCGGACAACGCGATCCTCGCCGATGAGGCCGCGCAGATTATGGGGACCAAGCCGAAGGACTGGATTCTGCCAGAGCCGCCGCTGGGCGTCCGGATTATCGGGCTGTCCCCATCAGACGCCAAACGCGTTTTTCTCACGCGTTATCTCGCTCTAACCGCAGCAACGGAGGGGAGCGCCGATGCTTAAGGTTCGCCGCATGCTCTATTGGCGCTGGCGGCCGGATGTTGTCCGGATCGGCATGGGAGCGATCTTTTACGTTCCCGGCTTCATGATCCAGCTGGGGCACCATAACCCGCCATGCCGGGTCTGCGGCACTCGCGAAGAAATATACGCTTGGGATGAATACAATCCCGGCGCTGCGATCTGCATCAACTGCTGCGAACATCCCGACTATGAATATGACCAGTGCGAGCGCCGTCATTTCTGCGTCGAGTGCGGCAATGATGCGCCGTACGATTGGAGCGGCTACGGACCATGCGAAGGCGATGTCTCGATTTCATTAGCCAGCAGCCGCGATCCTGACGAGCCGATAGGCACTCCCATCTCGGAACTCTCCGGCCGCCCTGTCGGCCCATTGCATCCCGACCGGCCAAAGTATGACCGCTTCGTCGCCATCGCCAAATCGTGGGGATACGACTGATGGCCTACGGCGACTATGACGGGCCGGACAGGCCGGACAAAGGCAAGGAAGGCGGAAGCTGCAATCGCACGCGCTGCCAATGCTCCCCAGCCGACTGGTATAACCACGGCTCATACGCCTGGTATTGCGGCGAGTGCAAAGACCAAATTTACGATGCAGTCGGACAGCTTCATTGGGCTAAGGATTTCCCAAACGCGGGACATCCAATGTTCGAAACGCGCGAAATGATGGATGCTCGGAAGCCCATTGCAGAGGCGAAAATCTCCTGATGGCGACCGAGGAAGAAAAACGCAAGCTCGAGCAGGTCCGGCTATCGCTGGAGATGGTCGGTCGCGACTGGTGGGCCGAGGCCGATGGTGAGGCCACGCGCCTGATGGTGCGCGACCCGGCCGATGGCCTGCCGCGGCCGGTCGCCACCTTCGCCGCCGATGCGCCGGCGCCCTTCCTCGACTTCATCATTGCCTCGGCCGACACCACGGCGCTGACGCTCGATCTCCTCGATCGCTGCCGCCGCGCCTATCGCGAGCTCGCCGGCAGCCAGCCGAAGCCGAAGCGCTACGCCGCCGAATGCGCGATGAAGTGCAAGAACGACCAGGCCTTCCGTCAATACCTGATTGAGCGCCACGCCCTCCCCGACGCCACCGATTTCGAGCGCATCAAGATCCGCATGCACTCGATCCTCAGGATCCAGTCGCTCACTGAGCTCGACAGCGACGAGGCCGCCGCCCGCCGCTGGAAAGGCCTGCGCGGCGATTTCGAACAATGGAGGCGAGGACGTTGAGCCGGACGAAAACGCCAACAAAAGAGATTACGCTGGAGCGGCTGGGCGAAATGCTGCTTTTCGCGGCAAAGCTGGTCGACCGCAAGGGACCGATCGCGCAACCGATCCTCGATCGCTGCGAACGCGAGTACCTGGCTGCGAAGCTGAAGCAGGAAAGCAAGGGCGGCAGCCAGGTTGACCGCGTGAAAAAGATGCTGGAAGCCCGCGCCTGA